AACCGCGCCCCAGTTCCGCAGGAGCGTAAGCAGCTCCTTGATCGCCTCCGTGTTCGACTCGACCGTCGCCTCCGGGTCGGCAATCTTGTAACCCTGGGCGCCGACGACCTGCGTGCCGTTGACCTTGAAGGCCGTCGCGTTGACGGCGCCGCCGGAGTCGCGCTCGGCGATGGTGGCGGCCGTGGCCGACGTGGTCGCGGTCGTGCGCGCGTTCGGGAGCGTGCCCGCGACCTCCGCCGTCGCCAGGTCTACGGCGTTGCTGGTGCTGCCGCTGCCGACAAGGTTGGTGGCGTTCGTCGCGCTGGTGGCCGTCGTCGCCGTCGTGGCCGTCGTGGCCGTCGCGGCGTTACCGTTAAGTGTCCCGGTGATCGTCCCCCCGGAGACAGTCATGCCCCCGAGCACGTTCATGGGGCCTGCGGCCGTGAGCGTCGTGCCTGACTGACTCAGCGCGGAATTGACGAAGGCGGCCCCGTTCCAATACGGGTGATTACCGGCCGCGATGCCGGGAAAGATCGCCGCCGGGGTCAGCGCCGCCGCGACAGCGCCGACCAATGCGTCCACCTCGGCCTTTGAGGCAAAGGTGAACTGCGCGGCGAGATTCCCGTTGGTGACGCGCCGCCCCGCGAGGGAGATCGCCGTCGTGGCCGCTGGTATGTTGTAGACGCCGAGGAACTGATTGTTTTTGGTGACGGCGTCTTCAAACCAGACCTGGTAGAAGAGAATGGGTGAGACGGCCTGCGAGGGATAGAGTGAAACGTCGCACTGGCCCGCGGAGCTGAGCTGGCAGGTGACGCTTGCCTTCGCCGGAATGATCCCGCTAGGCGAGGAGACGACCTCAGACAGGAAGAAGCTGACCTTCCCCTGCATCGCCGTCCCGTCCGGGGCCGTGAAGGAGTGAAGGACGCGGGTCTTCGCGTTCGTCACCGTGAGCGTGACCGTGGCGGCCGCCGTCGTGTCTCCGCCGCTCGCGACGGTGTAGGTGAAGGAGTCCGCGCCGGAGTAGTCGGCCGCGGGCGTGTAGATGAGCGCCCCGGTCCCCGTGTTCAGGTTCGAGAGCGTGCCGTGCGACGGGGAAGAAACGGTCGCGTACGTCAGCGCCGTCCCGTCCGCGTCGGAGCCCTGGAGCTGGATGACGGTCTGCGCGTTGACGGCGACGGCCGTCGAGAAGGAAGTCGCGACGGGCGCGACGAAAGCGAGGGCCGTGAGAGGCAGCGCCGCCACGAAGAGCAGAAGCGAGAGGGCGTAGCAGATAGTCTTCCTCATCGAAATAATCCTTTCCTAATTACCGATTTTGACTAAAGAGAATTCGGCTCCGAAGTTACCGCTGGCCGTGACGTTCAGGCTCACGCCGGCGTTTTGGAACCCGAAACATCTGACGTAGTCGCCCGCCGCGAGCTGGTAGACGGCCGTGACATTGAGGGTCGTCGAGTCGCCGTTCGTCGCGTTCTGCGCGTTGGCGGCGATGATGGTCCCGCCCGCGTTCAGGCGTATCGTGAGGGAGCGGAAGCCGGTCGCGTTGGAAGCGATCTCGCCCTGACAGGTCGCCGAGTAATACCCGGCTGTGGGGGCGGTCAGCCTGTCTGTGTTCGAGGCGGTGTCGTGCAGCGCCGCGGTGTCGAATCGCTCGCTGTTGAAGACGAGCGCCGTCGGCGTGGCGCTCGTCAGCGCCTGCGTCGCCGAGTGGTAGACGCGCGCGCCGACGAGCGCGAGCGGGTCGGCGTACGCCTGGTCGCCGCGCAGGAAGGTCGAGGAGGAAGCCGTGCCCGAGCCGAGCCGGGCGGTCGGCACCGTCCCCGATGTGAGGTCGGTTCCGGAGTGCGAGTGCGAGGGCAGGTCGCCGGACGTCAGGGTCGTCCCCGTGGTGACCCGGCCCTTCGCGTCGGTCGTAACTTTGGTGTAGGTGCCGGGCGTGCCGGCGTTCGCCAGTGTCGTCGCCACCGTCCCGGCGCCCGTCGTCACGTCGCCCGTGAGTGCCGGCATCTGGGTCGCCGCCACCGAGCCGGAGAGGTCGGAGAACGCGGGCTGCGCCGCGCCGAAGACGCCCTGCGCCGACATCGAGGTTAGGAACTGATTCGAGACCGCCGCCTTCGCCTGCGCCGCCGTGGAGTTGGCGTCCGGGATGTTGACCGTGCGCGTCTGGCCGGTGCCGACATTCGACACGTCGAACCTAGCTTGCTTCGTGGTATCGGTCGCGTCCTGGAGGGTGAACAGACTCCCTTTGAAGTTGGCCGTGTTCGTGTTGTCGAAGGTCTTCGAGCTGAGCGTCGGGGGCAGGTCGGCGTTGACCATCGCCCTGAAGGCGGGCGCGGCCGCACCGCCGGAGGTGGGGCCGAAGAGTCCCGTGTTGGCCGCCTGCGTGGCGCGCGTGACCGTGATCGTGCCGGAGCCGGTGACGGGCGAGCCCGAGACGCCGAACTCGGAAGGCATCGAGAGGCCGACGCTCGTCACGGTGCCGCACGGCGAGCCCAGCGTGGCTAGGTTGCCGGAAGCGTCGAACTTCGCGCAGTCGTTCGTCGAGGAGGAGCCGGTGAAGAGCTGGAACTTCGCGCCGTCGCCGTGCCTGTTGGCCGGCAGGATGAAGGAGGGCGTTAGCACCCCAAAGAAGTTCAGCACGGTCGTCTTCTTCGTGGCCGGCGTCCCCGCCGGGTCTGCCACGTAGGGGACGACGTCGGTTGTGGCGGGCGTGCCCGACGGCAGCGCCGAGATTTTCGTCTGCGCGTTGGCGGCCGTGCAGAGTGCCAGCGCGAAAATAAGCATCAACAGCAGGGGTCTCATCTTCTACTCCTCAGAACGTATCCAGATTGATTAAGTCGCGCGGCGTCGGGTCGAACTCTCCGGCCGAGCCGCCCGTGCCGTCGCCGGCCGCGAAGGTCACTTCTAAAATGTTCGACTCCGGCGTCCACACCGCGCCGCCCGAGTGGGCCACGGTGACATACACCGTGCGCGGGAGGGCTGCGAGCGAGTCCTCGGCCGAGAGCTGCGAGCCGTCTTCGGCCAACAGCTCCGAGCCCCCCTCGGTCGTGAGCAGCCCGGCCTCGCGCGAGAGCGTGAAGTAGCGGGGCAGTTCGCGAGAGGCGTAATCGTCTGAGTCGAACAGAACCACGAGGTTGGGGCCGCTCATGTCGGCGTTCGTCGAAACCGTGACGCGGCGCTGGCGCGCGAAGATGGTGAAGCCCGTAATACCGATCTCGACCGAGCCGGGAGTTGCCGGCGCGTTCTGTCCGATGGCGCACGCGTCCGTCTCACGCACGAAGGGCACATCGGCGGTCTGCGCGTCGGCGAGCAGTGAGACGCTACGGACGCCCCTGGGCGAGACGGAGCGCGCGATCAAAACGCGGGGGCGATCCTTGACTGGGTTGTACTCGGCGGTGCCGGCGACGCCCGGCGCGAAGACCCCGACCAGCGTCGCGCTCTCGACCGGCTCGTCGGCAAAGCGCACAAGCACCTCGACCGCCGCGGCCGGGGCGGTCGGTTCGGGGTAGCCGCGCGGCCGCCCCTCCTCGCGCGCGACGAGCGCGACGCTGGTGTTGTCTCTGGCGAGGAAACCGTAATCACTCATACTGCGACCGTCGTCCTGAGCGCGGTGCCCGACCTGCCGTCGGATTCACGCTTCCAGGTGAAGCGCAGCAAGCGCCCGACGGCGACGCCGGCCAACGTGGTGGTGGGGATGACGCCGCTGCCGTCCGCGACGATGTCGTCGAGGCGGATCGCCCCGGCGCCCGTCACGGGGTCGGCGTCGGTCACGTCCCTGACCTCGACCGTCGCGCCCGGCACGGGGGTCGTGCTGATGTCGTCGTCGGTGTACTTCACCTCTAAGCCTGTGACCTTTGAAGCCATTAGAAGGTGCTCTCCGCGAGCCTGAAGTGGATGCGGTCGAACGTCGTCGAAACTTCCGCGAACCCTATCGGCTCGGGCAGTCCGTCGCCCGGCCCGCCGGGGTTAGGGTCGAGGCCGGGCGCGGGCCGCTCCGGCGCCTGCTCGACGTCTTCGAGGTGCTCGTAATAGTCGGGCCTGTAGAGAACGCCGCGCACCCCGACCGTCAGGTCCGTCTCGTTGTCGAGCGTCTGCACGCGCCAGTAGAGATAGGGGCGCCCGTCGTCGTCGTAGTAGAGCGTCGGGCGCCCATCCTGTCCGTCGAACTTTTCCCGGAGGCTCAGGAGCTTCCACGAAATGACCTTGATGACCCTGTGCGGGTGCAGGTCAATCGTCTCCAACCACGACGCCTGGAAGTTCGCCTCGCGGTTATTCTTCAGGCCGCCGGAATCGAACTCGCCGAGGTCGAGTATGCGGTTGCCGCAGCGTACGGCTTGGCCGAAGTCCGTCACCCCGAAGAGCGTCACCTCGTCGCGGATGCGGCGGACGGACTTGTCGCCGCCCGCGGCGGCCGCCGCCTGCTGGGCGCGCTCGTCCTGGAAGACGAGCGGCCGCTTGATGTGGTCGTGAGCGGCGTCGAAGAAGTTGACGGTGAGGTAGTTGGTCAGCTCGCCCTCCGGCCTCACCTTCTTCGTGCGCAGCGTCGAGCCAGCGCCGTCGAAGAGGATGGGGCGCACGTTCGGGTCCGCCGCGATCAAGTCGAGGTCGTCGGTGAAGGTGGGTACGTCCGTCAAATCCTCCTTGCGCAGGGGGACGATGCGCTCGTAGCCCCCGTAGGGGAAGGGCAGCGAGAGGAAGCTGTCGCGGCAGGCGTCCTTGATGATCTGCTGCGTCGTGCGCTCAAGGATTTCGGCGGAGAAGGTCGCGCGGGTGGAGCTGTACTGGACGCCGGAGGCGTCGAGGAAACCGGCGGGCTGTGCCTGCCACGCGTCGGCGTCTATCCAGTCCTGGATGACGTAACGCTCGACGTCGCGCGCGTCGCCGAATTGCAGGTTGGTCAGCAGCTCCAGAATCCAGAAGGCCGGGCTGACGCTGTACTGCAACGTGAAAGTCGTCGGGCTCGTGTAGACGTGAACTTCGCGGAAGCCCCTGACCTTCACCGAGCCGCGGAAACTTTGCGCCGTCGCGTTGCGGAAGTCGCCCTGGACGACTGCGTTGACGTGGGCGCGCAGCGAATAGTTGCTGACGTGCGCGCTGAAGAACGAGGCCGGCTGGCGGTATTCGCCGCGCCGCACGTTGAGGTGCATCGGCTGGATGTAGGCGTCGTTGACCTGCACCAGGCTCAGCCCCTCGTCAGGCCCCTCGCCGACCTGAAGGAGTACGTGCGCGCTGCCCTGCTCCGGGTGCCTCGTGTTCGGCTCGACGAGGTAGGCGAGGACTTGCAGGTTGCGCGCCGTCCACTCGCCCGCGTGGACTGGTATCGTCTGCGTCAACTGCGACTCGTTGCCCCTGCTCGTCGCCTGACGCGCCGGCCCCTGCGTCTGCCCGACGGTGATCGTGTCCGTGGCCGTGTCGCCGCCGCCGTATTCGAGCGTGTCGCCGATCCGCGCCTGACACCCCTCGCGCGTGTGCGGGCAGGACGTGAAGGGGTTGCCGTCACCGTCGAGCAGGCCGTGCACGCCATCGAGCTGGCGGTCGTAGCGGCAGCCGTTGCGTGCGAGAACTGCGGGGTCGAAGATCGTGCCGCCGAACATGAACGTACAGCCGGCGCCCGACGGCCGGCTGGGCAGAGAGAGCTGCGGCGAGCGGAATCCGAAGGAGGCGGGCACGGGCGTGACGCTGCCGCCGACCTCGGCCGGCGCGCCGAGATGGCCGAACCAGCCGCGCTTAATCAGCAGGTCTACGTCCGGGTAGTAGTGCCAGAGTTCGACGCGCACGCCCTCGCCGTGCAGCTCGCAGAGCCGCGCGATCTCGCCGTCGTCGTCAACGAACTGGAGCGTGATCTGCGAGTCGGCGACCGAGGAGGAAATCTGGAAGGGTTGAAACTGCGGCTCGGCGAAGCGCGCCTCGATCCGCCCGCCGTCGGGCAGCGTGAGCCCCTCGTACTCGGGCAGCTCGTCGTACTGCATCCGGCCGTAGAAGACCGTCCCCATAGGCGCGGGCCAGTACACCGCGACCAGCTCGCCGACCTGGAGGCCGGAGAGCCGCCGCGCGGCGTTGACCTTTTCTTGTTCGACGGACGGGAGCTGCATCGTTAAATGTTCGCGTTGTTGGAGTCGTTGTCGTGCGAGCCGTCGGGCAGCGTGTTGAAGCCCGGCACGCGCGCGAACACGAGCTTGAGCTGCGAGGTGTAGAGCTTCACCATGAACATGGTTCGCTCCATCGAGTGGTCTGCGAACCGCGCGAGGAACTTCTTCCCCGTCGAGATGTCGGTGAGGACGAAGGGGCGATCCACCTCGACGTACCCGGTCTTATGGCGGTGGAAGAACTCCCAGAGGTAGATCGCCTGCGCCTGCAAGTCTCCGCTCGGCAGCGTGACGGGCGAATTCATCGTGTCGCGCAGCGTCCTGTACGTGAGCGTCCAGTAGCGGTTGCCCGAGCGCGTGCCCGTCAGGACGGAGCGGTAGAACCCGCCGCCGAGCTGGTGCGTCAACATCTCCAAGCCGAGGCCCTCGACGAGGCCGAAGTCGCCGCGTAGCCGCAACTCCTCATAAGGCCGATTTGCCGGTAGCAAGTTCATGCGTCACCCTAGAGGCCGAGATTCTTTTGCAGGGACTCGCGGCCGTGCCCCTGCGTCGCCGACGCGTTGACCGCGTCCATCGCCGAGCGCGGCCTCTTCTTCAGGCCGCGCTCGACCACCGACCCCTCGTCGGCAGTGCGGAAGGTGCCCATGACTTCGTTGTTCTCTTCGAGCGCCGCCGTCAGCCGGGCGAGCATCGCCTTGACTTCGGGGTCACCCCCGCCCGACGAGGACGAGGCGCGCGGCGCAGGCGCCGGGCTCGAAGGCGAGGACTCCGCCGACCGCGACATCTGCTCGCGCAGCCGGGCCATCGCGCGCGCGAGCGGCGTCCTGCCCGCGATGACCGCGCGGCCCGCCCGCAGCTCGTCGAACGCGGAGTGGCCGCCGTTGCGCGCGACCGTCCCGCTGTCAATCATGTGCTCGCCGCCGTCCGCCAGGACGGGCACATGGTCGAAGCCGCGCGTCAGGCCGGGGATGGGGCCGCCGTCAATGCGGCGGACGAAGTTGTTCGCCGCGTTCGAGGGGTCAGCAAGCTGGCGGTCGGCGAGCAGTTTCGATTGCTGGCCCGTCTGCTCGGCGTATGCCGCGATCATCTCCTTCGCCTGGTCGAGCCGCACAGTTTCGAGGAGATGCTTCGACACCTGCCCTTTGCCAAACGCCTGCTCGCCGAGCTGCTTGACGGCGGAGAGGGTCTGCATGTCCTTGACGTTGACCTGATACTCCTGCTGTATCGTCGAGCGCAGCTTCTTCTCCGTCCCGTGGCTGAAGTGTTTCCACAACGCGAACCCGGTCAGCGCCGCGGCGGCTATGCCGATAGTCCACGGGTTGGTCATGAAGGCGCCCATCGAGCCCATCATCGAACCGCTGGACGCGCCGCCCGCCGCCGCGCCCCCGCCCGCCGCCGCGCCGCCACCCACCAGCGCAGGGGCCGCGCCGAAATCCGCGGCGAAGGTCACGGGATTGACCCACGGGCCAGCAGCGGCAGTCGCGCCCTTTGCCGTCGCCGCCGAGCCACCGAGGCCGAAGAGAGACTTGATGCCGGCTTTAAACCCGCCCTGACGGAAGGCATTGATGACGCCGCCCGAGTTGGAAGCCGACGGTACGAACGGAGGCGTACCCCCTCCGCCGCCGCCGAGGTTGAGCAGTTTCGTCGGGCTGAACCCGCCGCCGGGCGCACCGCCCCCTTCGCCCTTCTGCTCGGGGAAGAGCGCGTCGAGGAATTTCTTGAAAACCCTGTTCTCCAACTGGTGCGCGAAGTTCTGAAGCAGGCTCGTCGCCAGCCCGATGCCGCCCGTGAGCTTCGCGATCCCGCGGTCTATGGCGCCGGTGATCTGGTCGAAGCTGGAAATCAGGCCGTCCGACCAGGCGCTCGTCGCGTCGCCCGACTCGGCGAGGTGGCGCAGGACGCGAGCGCGCACCTGCTCGGTATGCACAGTCGCCGCATCCTCCAGGCGCACCTGAGCGCGAGCCTGCTCCTCAATGGCCTGCGCGTCCTCGCGGCGGATAGCGACCAGCTCTTCCCACGTCGCAACCTGAGTACGCAGACCGAGATTGGCGAAAGAGTTCGCATACTCGTCCTGAAGTGTCGTGAGGCGCTGCGTCAGGCTAACCTCTTCACCCTTCGCGGAGAGAAGCCGGCGCTGTGCCGAGAGTTGGTCATCCGCCGCCTGCCGTCTGAGTTCAGAAAGCTCTTGCTCCATGCCGCCGAGGTCTATTTGTATCGTCTTCTCGCGGGTGAAGTAGTCCTTTGCGACCTCTCGCCTGCGCCCATCAACGTATTGAGCTAAGAAGACCTGCTGACCCGCGGCCTCCTCTTCCTGGCGTATCAGCTCGCGGTAATACTCAGAGATTTCCTCCTGCGATTTGCTCTGCTCGAAGCCGAGGCCGCTATCAAGGGCAATGCCGCCCGAGTTCGCGTCCAGCGTCGAGCCTTCAATAGCCCCACGCCCGGCGTCGAGCGGACGGTTGCGGTTAGCCTCAAGCATCGCCGCGATCCGGTCCTGCATGCCGGCGAACTTCTCGGGCGTGAGCTGCACGAGCTGGCCGCCCAGCGGGGACTTAGACAGGTCGTCGCGCCCGGTAACGAGGTCCTGCTGGAACTGCCCGCCGAGCACGAGTTGGGAGAACTCTTTATCCGATGAAGCCCGGCTGCCGCCGCCCTCGTAGTCGAAGCGCTTGATGTCGCGGAGGTAGGCGCGCCCCTTCGGGCCGATGACGCCTGCTCCGCGCGCCGCGCGCTGCACGTCAGCCCGCCCGCCTTCCGTCTTCGTGAGCGTCTTGACGAGTCTGTCTACCGTACCCTCGCCCTGATGGTAGGCGAGCACGGCCAAGTCCCAATCGCCGTAGCGCCCGAACAGGAAGCTCATGTACTTGCCCCACGCCGTCAGGTTCTTCTTCGGATCACGGAGGTCGCTCGGCGTGAAGCCGTAGCGCGCGCCCGTACCCGGCATGATCTGACCGAGGCCGATGGCGCCTTGCGGACTCACGGCCTTCGTGCTGAAGCTGGACTCGGTGTGGAGCTGCGCGAAGGCGAGGCCCTGCGGGATGTTGAACCGCTCGGCCGCTTGGCTGATGAGCGCAGCGAGCGCCGGGTCGGAGGGACGCGGCGCCCTCAGACTGCGAGACACCGCGTTGATGACCTCGTTGTCCTCCCGGTCCGAAGCCGAAAGCTTTGTGCGCGAGCCCCCGCCGCTTTCTTTTGAAAGGCCGAACCCCTGCTCAATAGCTTTCTGTGCCTGCCCGGCCAGCTTCTCCTGCTGTATGTCCGTGCTGACCTGCGGCATGTACTTGGCAGCGTATTCGCGCGAGAGCTGCGCGGCCTGCTCTGGCGTCAGCTTCAGCGCGACGGCGTTCTGAGTCATCCACGAGACGTAATCCTTAACTCGCTTCTGCCTCTCCGAGGCTGCCGCGCCCGCGCTCTTACCGAAGTTGTCGAGCGTGTTATTAAGGTTCTGGAGCGACGACGCCTGCTGGTCGAAGGCCCGCGCCGCATCCCGGGCTGCCTGCGTGCCCTTGTCCTGCGCGCCCGTCGCGGCATCGACCTTCGGCGTCATCGCGTCGTAGTGGATGAGGAGAAGACGTATCTGGTCGTCAGTACGCCCCGCCGCCCGCTCATACTCGATGAACTGGTCGCGCGTGAGCCCTATCGTCTGTGCGACGCGCGCCTGCATCTCGGCGCTGTGCTGGAGCTGGGGGTTGAGCCCGCTCTTAATCTCGTCAGAGAGCGTGGAGATGCGCCCCGACAGCGAGGCGGTGACGTGCTCGACCTCGGAAGCGGAGGCGGCTCCCGTTTTCAGCTTCAGCTTCCACTCGTCAATGATGGAATTCAGTTGGCCGATCTTCAGGCGCTTCGCCTCTATCTGAGCGCCCGTCTCGATGATGGCCGCCGAGGTCGTCAGCAACTGCGCCTTCAGCTCGACCTGGGAGCGGCCGGCGAGGTCATCCACCGCCTGCTTCACCGCGTCGATTTTCTTGCGCTCGTCGGCGATGGTCTCGATGTAGGCGCGCGTCTCCGGGTTCAAGGTGCGCAGGATTTCTTCGAGCTGCTGGTGTTTCTCGGCGCTCGACCCCACGGAATCGCCGAGTTGCGCGACGAGTCCCTGCGCGCGCGCGGCCTCGTCCGATTGCTTCTTTAGCGCGGCGACAGAATCCGTAGTGATGGAGGCCGCACGCTCCGACGCGGTCGTCCAGTCAATCATCGCGGCGACGGCCACGCCCGCAGCTACGACCAGGAGCCCCCACCCGGCGGTGACGGCGACGAGTTCGGTGGCGGTCATGGCGGCGGCGTACCGCACTAGCCCCATGAGCTGGATCGTTTGCTTGAGGCCGGCGAGCAGCGACGGGATGTTGGTCAAGGCGCTGGCTACGAGCTGCGTGTTCAGGAGCTGGTGCGCGGCGGCCAGGCTGAGGACGGCGAGAGCCGCCGCGGCGAAGGCTGCCGGGTATTTGTTGACCAGAGACAACACGCCCGTCAGCATGGGCTCGGCGAAGAGGAAGGTCTTTATCAAACCCTTCTCGACCATCACCCGCGCCGCCTCGGCCTGGGAGGCGAGCGACTCCTTCTGCTTCTGGAAAGCCTCCTCGACCGTGCCCGACGCGGCTGCGATTCCGCGCAAGTCTGCCGCAAACTGCTGAGAGTTCGCGCCCGTCAGCTTCAGCACGACGTTCAGTCCCTGCACGTCGCCGAAGAGAATCGCGAGCTTGTCAATGTCGCCCTGCGTTGCCTCCGACACCTCATTGAGGAACTGTGCGAAGCCCTTCGACCTGAGCGCACTGGCGCTGAACTCCAGCCCCAACTCCCCGGCCAGCTTTTTGGCGTCCTCGCTGGGCTTGACGATGTTCGCCAGGGCGGTGCGCAGCCCCTCAATCACCTGTGCCGGCCTGGTCGTGCGGGAGCCTGTGGCAATCGCCGCAAACATCTCGTCCAGCGTGACACCGGCCTCCGCGGCAAAGCTCGACACCTGACCGATGTTCTGCGCGAGCTGCGGGAATTCCACCTTCCCGCGCTTCACGGTCTCGAAAGCCTTGTCGTAGATTTCCGTGAGGTCTTTGCCCTGGAGGTTGTAGCTCGCCATCACGGATGTCCCCATGTCCACCGTCTCGAAGGTGGAGGCGAGGCCGGCGCGCGCGGCCTTCGCCGAGACCGTGATGGCGTCGAGGGAATCTTCCGCGGCCACGCCCGAACTCAAAGCCTGGTACATCCCGCGCGCCAGCTCGCTCGTGTGGCCGAGGGCCGGGTCGAGGTCGAGCAGGCCGTTGCGCAAGGAGGGGAGCGCGGAAGAGTCGTCGAGGAGCGTGTTGAGGTTAGCGAGTTCTCTGCCGAACTGGAGGTACTCGCGGGCGGCGTCCACGGCCTCGCGCGTCAACGTCGCTATGGCGCGCGAGGCCAAGTCCGCCTGGATGAAGACGCTGCGCAGGCCGCCCGTGCTCGTCTTCTCCGCCGTGTCGTCGAGCTGGCTGAAGGCGGACGTCAGCCCCTTGACGACCTGCATGGCGGCCGCCCCGTCCGCGGAAAAAACGATTGGTACGAATCTGGGGCCGCCCATGAGTCCTAACTCAACCCTTCGAGGCGAAGAACGCGGTCAGTAGCTCGAACATCTGACCGGCCTTCGCCTTTGATTGCCGCTCGCGCCTCTCGACCTCGTCGTCCCAGCACGCGATGCAATCGCGCGCGAGCGGCGAAAGCCGGAGCGCATCAAACCGCGGGTCGCGTGAGTCACGCAGCCGCACCAGGCGCTTGATCTCGTCAAGGAATTCCTGGTCGTCGCGGGAGACCGCCGTCGGCTTCGTCGGGAGAAGAGGGCAAAGCGTGCATGCGTTCGCCCTCTTCTCCTCGGTCGTTACGCCGTAGGCGCTGGCGAAGTCGCCGCACCGCCGCTCCCCTGGGCATCGCTCGCCGCCGCCGTCGCCCCACTCCCTTGCGACCCGCTCGGCGATGGCTGGGGCAAGGCGGTCGAGTTTCCCGCGTGCTGCTTCTGGAGCTGGCGGAAGTGGAACTGCACCACGGCCATCTTGTGGTGCTTCGGGATGCGCCCCGCGTAGTTCTCGTGGCTGACATGGATCAAGTCGTAGAGCGCGGCCAGGCGGTTCATGCGCGAGGGGATGCGCTGGTCGGTCTCGCCGAAGCGGGTGCCGCGCACGAGCAGCGCGCGGCTCATGATCTGCTGGTACGCCTCGAAGTCGTCCGGGTTGTCGCGGATGACGTGCGTCGTGACGCACTCCTGCCCGCCGAAGAGGCAGCGCAGGTTGTACGTCAGCGGCTCGTCGTCGTCGGGGCACGGCCCCGAGGCCGTCGAGGTCTTAGGGGCGATGACCTCCACGGCGAGCAGGAGGTTGTGCACCGCGTAGGACTTGTCCTTGTCCGCCACCTTGCCCGCGTAGTTCTCGCCGCGCGCGCCCGAGCTGTTCCAGTAATCGACGGCGATGACGACGGCCGACGAGCTGTTGATAGCCCTGGCGTCGTCGTCGTCCGTCTCCGTGGCGTCAGCGTCGGTGAGCCGCACGTCACGCGCGCGATCCATCTCGATGAGCAGCTCGTCGTTGACGCCGCCGAAGATGTGCGCGACCGGGTAGAACAGATTCCCGCGGCGGGTCTGAAACTCGTATCGCTGCTCCGCGTCGGCGTCGAAGACTACCGGCGTGGGTGTGGGGGTTGTGGGTGCCATCTGTCGTTCCTCCGAATCTCAGTTGTTTTGTCAGGTGCCGGCGCCGGGCGGGGCCGTGTGACCCCGCCTGGCGTTGATGGTTACGCGGTGTAAGAAAGAACGGTGTTCGTCAACTCGACGCTCGCCGGAAGCTCCTGGGTCAGGTCGAACATGACGAGCCCTTTGATCTGCACCTGGACGACCTTGTCCTTCGAGGTCAGATCGACCATCTCGTAGACGAAGCGCGGCACGATGACGGCGAGCTTGTGCTTGATGGCGCCGCCGATGACCGGCCCCGTCAGGCCAAGCAGGATGTCGATCTCCTTGCCCGCCTCCAGGTGCGCGATCTCCTCCGACTGCGCCGCGAAGCGCGCGCTATAGTCGAACTCGAACTCCTGAGACTCCACGAGCAGCTCGGAGCGAACCATCCCCGTCTTCGAGTCGCCCGCCGTCTGGAACAGCTCCGCGCCGGGGACGTAGCCCTGCTCGGCCAGCAGGTTGTTCTTCACGCGGAAGGCCCACTGTTCGAGGCGGTTGGCCGCGCCGAGCGTCTGCGGGTTGAGCTGCGTCCCCGTGTCCGAGCGGGTCAGCTTCACCATCGAGTTGGTGAAGTAGCGCAGCCCCGCGAGCTTGGCGATGTCCGAGGCGCTGATGCCGCTCGGCGTGATCTTCCTGCCGGAGCCGCGGTAGGAGGCGGAAGCGGAGACGTGCCCCGAGCCGGAGCCCTTCAGCTCGTAGCTCTCCGTCACCATCGAGGGGAAGGAGCGGTTCAGCCCCGGCCCGTCGATCTCGACGAAGGTGCGCGACGGGAGCTGCTTCGAGACGGCGATGTCGAGTGGGGTGAACTTGTGCTTGCGGGCGGCGGCCGCGTTGACCGCGTCGGGCGTCGTGACGGTGACGGAGCCGAAGGCGTCGAGCAGGTCGCGCCCGGCCTCTTCCGAGCAGACGCGAATCTCGTGCGAAACCTCGGCCTCGTTCTCCGTGACGTAGCGCTCGGTCGCGTGATTAGTCCCCGTGGCGTCGCCCTTATTCGTCTCGAACTTGGGCGTCCACTTCGTGAAGTTGGAGTCCTTCACGGGGAAGTCGATGCGGTTGGCGGCGTCGGTCATGTCGGTCGGCGTCTGGTAGTCGGCCTGCGGCAGTTTGCTGCGCGAGTACCTCCGCTGCTGTTCGTGCGCCGGGTTGGATGAAGGCATTTTCTTTCTCCTCGTTTAAATGGTTGGTGCCGACCGCACTACTGCGGAAGTTCTATTTGTCGGCCGCCCGCTGGCGGGGCCGCCGCACGACCGCGCCGGAGGCGTCGCCCTGCTCGGTCTGCTGAAGACCCTCCTGCTGCTCGGACCGCTGACCCTCCTGCCGCTGCTCCGGGGTGGCCTCCTCGATGACCTCGAACAGGCCCGTCCGCTTGAGCATCGGCCACTCGTCGGACGTCACCTCGAACGGCTCTTCTTTGGCCTCGAACACCCGGCGGTAGTCGCCGTTCGCCACCTCGACGCGTTCCTGAGTAAAGCGGCGCTCGCCGCCCTCGGTCTTCTCGACTTCCTCTTTGAACCGAAGCTCCATCACAATCACCTTTCGTCATCGAGTAACTGCCCCGTGCCGTTGACGACCAGCGGGACGATAGCGAGGGCGAACACGTCGCCGCCCTGGTCGGTGTAGCCGCGGACGCAGCGGCGCACCAGCACGTCGTTCACCCGGCCACCCATCGTCGTGTTGTCGAAGAAGAGTGCGGCCACGGCGAGCATCAGCTCGCGGGCCTTGTTTCGGGCCGCCTTCCGGTCTGACTTGTCCTCGCCCGCGATGCGCGCGAAGCAAAAGAGGGAAAGCTCCGCGTCGAACTCTTGCATGCCTTCGCCGCCGGGCAACGGCGCCACGTCCGACTCGCAGTCGCCGATCTGCACGCCGCGCTCCTGCTTCGACGTGTAGAGGGTGTCGTGAAGCTCGATGCCGAAGAGTGCGGAGCCCTCCTCGGCGGCCACAACCGCCTCGGCGATGAACTCGTGAGTAGCGTCTTCGACGGTCACGGCCGCCCTCCTACGAAATCGCTGACGGCGCGGTCGAAGATCGGCGGCGCCTCTCTCTCCAGTCGCGCCCCCGCGCGCTCGTGATACGGGTTGGGCTTAATGCCCTTGATGTAACGCCGCATCACGTAGACCTGACCGTCGGCGACGATGTACGGCTCGCCGCTCGGCGCGCTGCTCACCGGAACGAGCAGCGCCCTGGCTTTCCTCGGCCGGATGACCGGCCGGGGGCCGAAGACGCCGCCGGTCGAGTAGACGCCCGTCCCTTCGGCGACCGCCTGCGGGTAGTTGAAGGCGGGGACGGCGCGCAGCGTGACCTTCTTCGTCTTGCCGCCGGGGCGGTGGAGTACGCCTTCACGCCGCCCCTGCCGGCCCGTCCTGGCCGTGATGACGATCTCGCCGCGTATCTGGCCGCGGACGACCTTCACGTCGGACGAGACGCCCTGGATGAGGTTGCGCGTCCGCTTGGGCGCCTCCTCACGCACGAGTTGCTCGCCGCGCTCGGCCAGCCGGCGCGAGCCCACCTCGGCCGCCCGCCCGTACTCGTCGCCGAGGCGCATGACCTGCCCGATGTCTGCCGTGACCTTGAAACTCATGCGTCCTATCCGAGCACCACCACGACCTCGGCCTCGGGCGTGCCGTCGGCGAGCGCGTAGGGGCGCGCTATCTCCTCGGCCAACTCAAGGTAACCTTGCGAGAGCTGCCTGACCTCGGCGGGCGTGAGGTAGGTCGTCTGGATGTTGGCGTTCTGCGACCCCACCTCCTTGCGAGACTTCAGCACGCCGCTCAGGGTCAATTCCGTGTTCAGCCCCAGCATGGCGAAGTGCATCGCAAGCGCCGCCTCCGCGTTCTTCAGGTCTTCTGCGCGGTCGGCGTCCTGGGGCGCCTCGGCGACCGCGTCCGCGTAAACCGCGTCGCCGACCCACTTTTTCAGACGTCGAGCGGCGGCGCCGATGTGCGGCGTCAGTCGGGAGTCCTTTATGTCCGCGTTGATCTTGAAATACTCGCGGAACTTAGCGGCGTTGATGAGCGGCATCGCTAGACCTGGTTAAAAATTTGGGGGCGAAGTGCGCCGCCCCCGTGCGCCGCAGGGCGCGACCCCTGCGCCGTCGCGGTTAAATGCCGTGACGCTTAATCTTCGTAGGGCGACATCCAGCTCGGGAAGCCGTAAGCCTCGAAGTTCAGCGTGCGATCCATGCGGATGCTCGCGTTGCGCTGGAGCTTGGCGAAGCCGGTGAAGGTCGAGGCCACGGAACCCGTGATCCCCTTCATGACCATGCGCTCGGCCTCGACCATCAGGGGCTGCGCCGTGAGCTTCAGGAGCGAGACGGCGTTGTCCTGAATCGCGACCTGGTCTTCGGGCACCTTGTGGCTCGCGTAGAGGTCGTTCGGCGTCTGCACGCCGCCCTTGAGCCTGACGGCCATCAGCGGGCTCCCGGCGAACTGCTTATCCTTGACCTCCTGGAGGTCGAGGTAGTCGAGCGCGACGTCCTCGCCCGCGAACGCCTGGAGGCCGGCGCGCCCCAACTGGTTGAAGCGGATGCCGACGCGCAGGAAGTCGCGGAACTGGAAGCCCTTCGTCGTGTCGGACACGCCGATGACGGCCGACGCCTCCGAGCCGCCGGCCACGTCGCCGTTGACGATGACGTTGACCGCGTCGCCGTTGAGCAGCAGGCCGAGGACGCGCCCGTAGTCAACGAAGAAGATGGAGAGCAGGCTGAGCGAGTTGAAGAGCACGGACTCGTCCGTGATCTCCAGCGCCCGCTTGCGCTTCTTGATCTCCACTTTCTTGTGGCCGTGTGAGACCGTGCCGACCTCGGCCGTCGCACCCTCCGAGGTCTCCTCGGGCGAGGCGTCGCTCAGCTTGATGTTGGGGATGTTGACGCTGTCGGAGGCGACGGGCTCGTCCTTGACGATGAGGTCGCTCCAGTAGGCGGCCTGCACCGCGCCGCTCATGATCGGGTCGAGCCACACCTCGGGGCTGATGTAGCGCGCCCCGCCGTTCGCCTCGCTCAGGATCGGGGACGACTGCGAGACGATGGCGCGGCGGGCCATCTCGACGGCCTGCTGGCGCGAGATGCCCATGCCGAACTGGATACCCTGGCGCACGGCCTCGGGGATCAGCCACTTCTTGTCTTCGTCCTGCTGAAGGTCAACGACGCGGGTGAAGTGGGGGTCGACGCCCAGCTCCGAGAACATGTGGTCGGGCGTCACCTGGTACTGTTCCGCGAGGTGCTCGCGGAGGCTCACGTCGCGCGGCCTCAGCGGGTTCGTGCGGAGCGCGTTCAGCTCCTTCATGAGCTTGGCGACGTTGCCTTTGAATCCGTGGGTGGAACTCATCTTCTTTTACCTTCCTTCGGGTCTTTGGTTCTTCTGGTTCAGAGCCGGTGACTTGTCGCCCTCGGACTCGCTAGTAGGTCAACACCTCGACGTCCGCGGCGTCCGCGCCGCCGACGAGGCAGACGCCGAGCAGCGTGTCGGGCGTGTCACCCGCGACGAGGTCGGTCTGCGAGACCCACTTCTTCACGCGCTGTATGCCGTCGCCGTCCGCGGCGGCCATCTTCACGCGGTCGCCCGCCGCGATGGCGCCGTCGGCCTTGATGGCGATCCGCTCCTTGAAGCGGGTCTCGACCGTCCCCGTGCCGTTCGCCTCGCGCGCGGGCTTCAGCAGCCGGCCGAGCACGACAGCGCCCGCCCCCGCCTTGTTGACCGTCTTATTGCCGGTGATCGCGACCAGCGTGTTCTGCTCCAGCACCGCGGCGACAACCACCGGGATCGCCAGCCCGTGAACAAAAGCTTTGAGTTTCATCATTCTTCTCCGTCGTGGTTGAAGGTCGCGGCGCGCCCTTCAAAGTAAGTGTCCGAAGCGGTCTGACAGGGCCGCCTAGAAAATCGTGCTCGACGTGGAGGGGGCGGGCGGCTTGTTACCCGCCGCCGGCTGACCCAGCGTGTCCTCGACCGACGAGCGAATCGTGAGCCCGGCGGTGTGGCACTGCGGGCACGTCGCGCCGAAGCGCGCGGTCGCCTGCTCCGAGTACATCGTGATGAGCCCTTCGAGCGTCTCGCCCGAAGCGCCGTCTATGAGCGTCGCCAGCGGCGCGGCGAGCTGGCCTTCGGCGCTGCCGAGCGTCGCGAGCGTCGCGAGGCGCTTGCACTCGGCGCGGCGCCCGTCGAGCAGGACGCGCCCGGCGGCGGCCTGCGAAACGAGGCCGTCAACGATGGCGAGCACCTGCTCGTCGGGAATGTTGTTGCCCTCGGCCGTGATGCCCAGAGCCGTCTTGCGTTCGTTGCTAACTATCACTGTCGTTCTCCCTTCCCTCTGTTGCTCTGGGCTCGCGCCCAACCTCTCCCTGTCCCTCCGGCCCATGTCAGCGTCGGCGTCCGTGACCCCGGCGTCGCCCGCGCCGGCCGGCGCGGGTATCTGCTTGTTCTCTTCCTGTGCGCCCTGGAAGACGAACGAGATTTCCCAGAAGCCCAAAATCGCCGTCACGACCAGGCGCACGATCTGGCCGCCGACCTCCTCGCCGAGGAGCTGCCAGAAGCGCCCCTCCTCGACGAGGTCGGGGTGCGAGAACTCGAACTCGAAGAGCACTGTGACGGAGCATGAGTGAACCGCGGGCGGTTCCATCGCCACGCCGCGCACGAGCATCGGGTCTTTCTTCGAGTCGAGCTTGAGCGTGGCGTTGATGCCGGGGACGCCCTTGCCGGCCTCGTCACCCCCGTCCCACTTGGCGTCTTCGACCACGCCGACCCAGTTGTGAACCGAGTAGTAGTAGTGGTCGGTGTAGACCGTCTGCCCCTTGAGCATGCCGACGGCCTTCTCCAGGACGCCGGCCGTCGAGAAGTCGAGGCCGTAGCATGGGGCGAGCGTGGCGCTGAGGGCGCGGTAGTCTTTGCGGTAGTAGTCCTCGGGCTTGGGCAGCAGCTCGTTGACCGTGTCGAAGTCAATGCGGGCGGGCTGTGCGCCGTACTGCGAGGCCAAGCCGACGCCGAGACTCTCGGTCTGTCTGCCGGGCTCGGCGGCCGCCAGCGCTATCTGCGCGAGAACCTCCTCGCGCATCAGCGCGTCCATCGAGAGGGGGCCGCCGCCGAAGGGGAGCATCAGCGTGAACTGCGCCTTGCCACCCTGCTTCGTCAGGCTCTTGAAAAGAAATTTATGTTTCACGTCTCGATCACCCCTTCGACCCTGCATCTGCAACGTGGGTGGTATGGCTCGCGCGAACCCACTACGAGCGCGTTTACACATTAGGGCAGCTATGAAAGAAGTGTGAGAGAGGCTTTCGAGAGCTTTTAGACTTTTTAGATTTTTTAGATTTTTGAGGCTGGCAGTTAGAGAGGGGTTAGAACTATGCGCTTCGCGCGGCGCGTGAGAAAGCCGCGCCAGTTACGACCGCGCTGGAAAACGCGCGGGATTAGTAGGCGTCGGCCTCCGGCCTCCGCTTCTGTTTGAAATTATTTTCAGACCCTTCCCCTTCACTTCATCGTCGCACGGGCACTCGCTCGCGCAACGGCTCCGCCGCGCTCCGCTTCGCTCCGCCCCTCCGGGTGCGCTCTCTCCTTAACCCGTGCGCCTCTTTCGTTACGGGGTAGACCCTCTGCGCTTCGCGTGCCGGGTGGGGCGCATCCTTTCGGGGCTGGCCGATGTCGGGCGAGTCTCGCGCGGGTAAAGATTCCTTTACATCTATCTAGGCCGCCGCCGTGAAGTCTGAGAGCGAGAGCGCGTCCGGCATCTTCGAGCCTTTCTTGAGGTTGCACCGCTGGCAAAGCAGTTGAAGGTTTTCGGGGTAGTTTGTGCCGCCTTTGGAAATTGGGTGTATGTGGTCTATGTGGCAGCCGCCGCTTATATCGGCCGAGCAGTAGTTACACCTTGCCGCCTGCTTCGCATAAAGTGACCGTACAACGTCAGCGGTAATAGTGCCGGGCGCACCTTTTAACTTGGCGTTTCGTGATTTGGCTTTTGCTAGATACTTCTCTTTATGCTTCGGGTAGTTACGCTGCCACTTGGCTTTCTCAAGCTCCCGAACGTGTTCGGGGTTTCTCTCTCTATAAGCCTTTTGGGCTGCGCGCGTGCAGAACTTACATGAGGCCGTAAGTCCATCCCAACGGGCGCGGGAGACAGTGAAGTCAGCGAGAGGCTTAAACTGCTTGCAGCGGGTGCATTTCTTCTCAGTCCGCGTCGCAAGCAGTTCCGCGTACCTTTTAGCGCGCAGGCAGCCGCAGCTTTGAATCCTCCCCCTTTTGAGGTGCTGAGAGAAGACCTCTTTAACGTTCCCGCACTCACACCGGCACGACCAATAGACATCAACGCCGGGGTTGTGGCTGCGGCCGTTCGGATTCCTGGGGACTTTCTTGGCGACGCCGAGCGCGGTTAGAAGGCCGAACGTCTGCCCCGTCAAATCATGGTGTAAGACCTTGCCACGGCTATTTTCAGCGAGCGTGCGCTTGATGAGGCAGCCGCAACTTCTAACGCCGCCATTTCTCAGGCGGTAGGTCGGCGCAGAGGTTGAATTTCCACAGTCACACGCACAAAGCCAGAAATTAGCTTGGGGGGTGCGCCGGTCTATGCGGAGAGCAACCAGCATCCCGAATCTTTGCCCTGTGATGTCGAGGCTTCGCGGCATGATTACAGTTGAAAGGTGTGCGGGGCGCGTCAGCGGGAACGCGCCCCGGCTTTTGCCTACTCGTTCGCGGCGATGAGCGCCGCGTGTTCGTCCCAATCAAGCCCGCCGACTAAAGGCTGCTCGCCCTTCGCCAGCTTTAGCTCGTCCACGTCGCCCAACGCCGCGCACAGAAGCCGCGCGGCGTCCTCATACTTCAAGAGGCCGTATGAGCCGTCTTCGAGGATAGCGAGCGCGACGTGTATGCGGACGTTGAGGCGTGAGAGCGCGTCAGACCTGAAAGGCGAGACGTTCGGCCGCTCGTCTCTGTTCTCTGTCGAGTCCACTACTCGCGCCCCCCTTTCGCGGCAAGCTTGCCGATGTCGAGCCGCCGCCCCTGTTCGCAGAAGCGGTCAACCGCCTCGCCGTGCGTGTTCGTGTTACCGAACGCGCCGAGCGCGACGAAGTAAACGGCATCTTGAGCCGTGGCGCACGACTGTCTAGCCGCGACGCCCGCCACAAGCCGAATCAGCGCGAGCGCGGTTTCGTCGGCCGAGTAGACGGGTTGGGTGTCGGCCGAGTAGACGATGATTGAGGCGAGCAGGCGGATTTCTTCATCCGTCAGGGGTTTGGGTTCGGTTCTGCCTTTCACCACGCACCCCCTTCCCTTAGCGTCGAGTGATAGACCCCGAGGACTTCAACCTCCGCAGCCAGATAGCGCCTCACGGGGCATTCAGGGTGCGCGCCTCTCAACACCACCTCACGGAACGCGGCAACAACGAAACCCCCGTCCGGCGTCATAACGAATACGAGGTCGCCGTCCTGATACCTCTTAGACCGGCGAAACATGAGACGGGAGTGCGCGGGAATGCCGATGTCAACGAGGGAGTCATCAGACATTCGCACGGTAAACGTCCGGCCGAGTGCGCGCCGCCCCTTCGGTGAATCTTTGCTCATCGCGCGCCGCCCCCTTCCCGCTGTCTGCGCGTGACGTTAATGTGAAGCTCCAAAACGTCAATCTCGCCCATGCGCGGCAAGACGCCCCGGCGGAATAACCGGGGCAGCATCCTTTTAAGCTCATCCTCGGGGAGAGGTAGCGTGAGCCGGACGACGTGTGTGCTGTGCTGAAACGGAGATGCCCCCGCGCTCGCGGGGGTGGTAGGATTGTTCTGCATTGACCTTTCCCTTCTAAGGTGGGTTGATGCCGAAGGCGGGCGGGGCGTCCCTTCTAAAGTCACCCCGCCCGCCCGTTGTGTTTAGCTCCACCAATCGGCCATGCGCGCGTTTAGCGCCTGCCGCTGCGCCGTCGTCATCAGGTCAACGTCCTCAACTTCGTCCGTGTCAAGAAACTCGGGGTCAAGGGCGTCGGCCATGCTGAAATCCTGCCCGATGTTGCTCCTGTATTCGGCGGCGGCGTCGGCGGTTGTCATCTATCTTTTCTCCTTCGTTTGGTGTGCCCCAACGAAGGAAATTCTACTACCCCTAGCAGAATTAGTCAAGATAATTCTGCTACCCCTAGCATGTTTTTCTTGTCTTTTTTTTCGGGGTGTGGCAACATCTCCCGCCATGAGCGATGAATTGACCATCACGCAGGCAACGGAGCAGCTTCAAGCCAGAGGGATTAAGGCGTCGCGGCGAACAGTGGCGTCATGGGTTGAGCAGGATTTATTCAAAACAAAGCGATGGATTAACGCGCCGACGGGGGGCTTTTGGGTAGTCTCCGCGCGCGAGGTCGCCACGTTTGAGAAGCCGACAGTGGGTAGACCTTCAACGAAGGCGAGCAAGAAAGGCGGTAAGAAGTGATAAGTAAATCCTCAAAGAAGAGAGCGCCTAAACTTCGTATCGCTACACTTGTTCAAGCCGAAAATTCCAGAGTTTCCATTGCCACGCTGGTTAATAAGAGACCGGTTCGCAACTCAAACACACCTGTCGGTCACAGAAGAATACCCTGCCTGCCTAACCCTTTCCCGACGGATATTCAAAGCCTCATTGAAACTGCCATTCTCGTTAGTGGTCTAGCGCCCTTTGCTTTTAAGGTCATCGCCTTATGGGTCGAAGACCGGAAGGCGCGTAAGGTGCGAGTCGTAATCGGTGAGCATGAAATCAGGATTGAAACGGAAGGTCAGCCAAGCTGGAAGGAGATTGAGCGTATATGCAAGGAGGCGAGAAAGCTGGCGAAGGGAAAAGACGCGAACGACCTGAAAGTCATCTTGCCGCGTGGCGTTGACCCTTCGATTCCTGTCGAGATGTTGAGAGAGGTCAGTCGAAAGAAGGATACACCGAAGGCTAAGGCCGAAGCTTCAACTAAGGTGGGTAAGAAAGGCGGGAAGGGTGCCTAACCCAACGCCCGATAGCGTAGAACTGGCGAGGTCAATCCTCGACGCGGACGAAAACCCGCTCGTTAATTATCTGGCGCTAACCATTGGCCAAGTGATGAGGCTTAACTATGAAGGACTCGCGGAAATCTTCGATGACCGCCGCGGAGAGTTTGAGGCGTGCGGGGCTGGGGACTTATTAGCTAAGATTCAGTCCGATGTTGACGGCCTCTTTTCGGGATTCATTAACGTGGAAAAAGAACAGGCGGGTGATGAAGGCGAGCAAGAAAGGCGGTAAGAAATGACCACGAGTAGAGAATGGCTGGCCGCCCTGTCAGAAAAAGTGCGGCTGAAGAATGAACGGGTGCGGCGGCTAGAGGGCAACGGGGAGAAGGCCGTTGACGAGTTGAGGGCTGCGGTCGAAAAGGATGTCGAATATATCAACCGGGAGGTCTACTTACACGAAGACCCGCTACAGGTTCACGCCGACTCGGCATTCGGCTTTCGCGTCACCAACACCAATACTCAAGAAATGTCGCTCGTAGAATTAAGGCCGAAGGATGAGACGCTGTACGTGGACACACCCCGCAGGCGGCCTCTGATACTTTTCGCGGATTCGGGCGGCTCCGGTGACGTGCTTTTCTCGACAGACAGCGAGCGCCGGGTTAGCGCGGAGGAACTTTCTCGGTTGATTCTAGAGCCGCTGGTTAAATCGGAGTACGGCTTAGATTGAAAGGTGGGAATAGATGAGTGACGACAGGGTGATAATGAACTTGGCGCGGACTCTTTTCCTATCGCTTTTGTGTCTGGTCGTCTCTGCCACCGCAAGGCCGCGAGCGCCACAGAGCGGCGACGTTTTCAGTGACGAGGCGCTTGCTAAAGAATCGAAGACGTTAAGTCAACTCAAACGGCCTGCGAGGCTGAAGCTCAAACGTGCTCTTGACCTTCTTCAAGAGGCGCACACAACCGCGTCCGTTTCATCTGATTTCGAGCAGGTGGCGGCAATCTCGCGGCGTGCGGACGACGCCGTTGACCTTGCCGCTGAGGTGATTCCTGACGGCGTGTTGAAGGGCACGCTTATATCCTGCAAAAAAGCTTTGGGGCATTCCTTCATTTTGCGCTTAGTGCAAAAGGGCGCTTTAAACCCGTCAGAACCTCCGACCTCTGAAGCTATGGAAGATATAACGCGCAGGTATCAACTGGCGGGCGTGCCGGAATACGAACGACCGGCAAAGGTTTTGGATTTCGCTAAAGCACACTTACTTATCGCTAGTAAGATTTGTTCTGGGGCTGGCATAATCCGCTCGGGGCGGTGACGCCTTCGGGCGTGTGGGAGGCAGCCAGAGCAGAGCTTGAGCACCCGACCCCTCCCGCTGCCGCGCGAGCGGACACCGCCGCTCAAACTTGCCCCAATGATGTAAAGAAATCTTTACTCAGAAATCGCCCCCAGTTGCCCCCGCCCCTCGGAAAGTGCAAACGGGGCGTTTTTCTTTCCTGACCCGCCTCTGGGACGCTCTGGGACGGCCTAGCCGGCTTATTAGAGCCGCCCCGCCGCCTAGTGTTCGGCGTCCTCGCCCGTCACATGATGCTTGTACCACGCCCACGCCTCATCATCCGACAGGCCGAAGGGCATCGCATCCCCCTCGAAACGCTCGCGGAGCGCCGCCGTAAACTGCCCGAGCTTTAAGCGGAGTATGTCGAGCATTTGGGCGTGCAGGTCGGAGACTGAATCAATGATTTCAGTCCAACTCGAAACGACGGGGAAGATGTCGCGCCCTATCTTCGCCGTGTCTATCGCGGGGAAGGACTCAAGCGCGGAGATGAAAGGCAGGATGCCGTCATTGATGAGGGCCGCGAGCGCGAAGTCAATGGCCTTGTCGCACTCAGACTCGGCCGCGCCGTGCTCCCTCGCGTGCGGAAGGCAAAGCGGGCGTGGACGCATTGGATAGTCCAAACGTCATCACAGCCCGCCGCCCCACACTTAGCCGAGAGTGAACGCAAAAGCCTTGCTCTAGGGTCTTCCATGAGGCCGGATTATAACCCTATTAGCTTCTGTAACTTCTCCCTGTTGTGCCCCCCTTCTAAGGACGTGACCACCGCGTCAAAAGCCACACGCGGCTTCTCCTTCGCGCCCGCCGCGAACACGTCGCCGGGCCTTGTCGCCTGCACCTTAGAGTTAAATTCCCTGACGGCGCCCGCCAACTCTTTCTGCGTTTCCGCCAACTCCTTCTGTGTGGCCTGTACCTCTTTCAGCGCCGCCGCCATCTCGGCCGACTTGTCATCGCCGCCCGAGCCGGACGCGCGGTTGTTAGTCGGCGCGGAGGCTGACCGCCCGCGCTCCTCCTGTTCCTTCTGTTGCCGCTCGCGCATCTTCGCCATCACGCGAGCCAGCGGGGTCTTACCTCGCGGCGTGATGTCAGCCTGACCCGCGCGCAGCGCGTCAAAGGCCGCGTGCCCGCCGTTGCGCGCCACGCTTTGCGAATCAATCACATGCTCGCCGCCGTCGAGCAGGGCGCGCACATGGTCGAAGCCGCGCGTCATGCCGGGGACGGCGCCGCCGTCAATGCGCCGGATGAAGCTGTTAGCCGGGCTGGATGCGTCCGCCAGTTCTTTGTTGGCGAGTAGCTTTGATGCGGTCTGCCCCGTCTGCTCGGCGTAGCCTGTGAGCAGTTCCTTAACCGGGTCGAGCCTCACAGTTTCCAACAGGTGGTTTTTAACCTGCCCCTTCCCGAACGCGGACTCACCTATTTGCTTGGCGGCCGTTAGAGTCTTCAGGTCTTTAACGTCGAGCGCGTATTCCGATTTGATGACCGGCTTTAAAGCCTTCTCGTCGCGGTGTGAAAAATGCTTCCACAACAGCAGCCCGCCCACGGCGGCGGCGGCAATTCCAATCGTCCACGGGTTAGTCATCAGGGCTAACATGCCGCCCGACGAAGCGCCCGCGCCCGCACCGGCCGCCGCGCCCCCACCCGCCGCAGAACCGGAAGCCGTACCAGCGCCGACGCCCACCATTGCGGGAGCCGCGCCGAACTCTGCCGCGAACTTCGCAGGGTTAACCCACGGGCCAGCCGCCGCGCCTTTGGACGCCGCCGCGCCACCGAAGCCGAAAAGAGACTTGATGCCGGCCTTAAACCCTCCGGCCTTGAAAGCGTTGACGACGCCGCCGGCGTTGCCGAGGCTGAGGCCGCCGCCCCCGCCGCCGGACGCGATACTGTCCGCGCTCAGACTGGCTTTAGGACTGAGAACGTTATAAATCTTCTGCTGTACCTTCTCTTTGGCGAGCCGGACAAGGAAGTCTTTGGCGTCATCAAGGATGCCCTCAAACAACCCTTGCCAGTCGCGCCGGATGGCCGCGTTCAGAGCGCCGCCGAAGTAGCCAGCAATAACGCCGCTGATTTTCTTCGCGCGCTTTTCCGCTTCATCGGTAGAGGCTTTGATGAGCGGCAGCACTTCCTGAAAAGCGCCCTTCGTCTCCTGTGCTACCAACTTCACGTTGGCGAGGGCTTGGGGCGCCACGCGCTGCGCGATGATGCCCGCCTGTTGCTCAATCGGACTCGTCTCGCGCTCGTACCAATCAACCGCCAGCGCCCGCCGCGCGTCCTCGGGGGTGAACAGTTTCGAGCCGGGGCGGAAGCTGCCGCCGTCCGCCGCCGCCTGCGCCGCCGCTTGCGCCCGCTGCGCTTCTATCAGCGTCGCAACGTGCCCTTGAGCCAGCCGGACGAAGTTGCTAGAGACTTGCAGTTCTTCGGCCATCAGCTTCACGCGGAGCGCGTATTCGCTCTGCGCCTGCACGGACGTGCGCTCACTCGCGGCGGCGGCCTTCTCGACTTGGAACAGCCATTCGAGGAAAGCCCTCTGATTGCCCGCGCCTACGAAGCGGCCGACGCCGCCGCGCAAGTCGCCCGACGCCGGGGTGTCGGAGCCGAGCGCGCGTTGCTCCATCTCGGGCGCGAATGGGGTGCCGGGGAAGCCCGAGAAGTCGGGCGCCTTGACGATGGCGACGGGGACGGGGGTTTGAGTAGAGACGGACAAGGAGCCTGCGCCGCCAGTCGCGCGCGTGTAGTCGCGCAATATGGTATTGACGTATTCGGGCGTTTGTCCGTTCTGAGGTATCCCCTGCGCGCGTTGGGCAGCTTCTTCACTGACTGTCCAGCGGCGGCCGGAGCCGCCGACGTAAGAATTAACGTCCGGTCGGTTCGGTAGATGAGCAAGCACCGCGCCCTCGCCCGCGTTATAGGCAGCCAGCGCAAGGCGCACGTCCCCCTTGAACATCTTGAGCAATCCGGCAAGATACTTTGTGCCGCCCATGATGTTCTGCTCAGGGTCGAAGATGTCTTTGACGCCGAGACTAGCCGCCGTCGCGGGCATCAACTGCATCAACCCGCGAGCGCCCATAGGCGAGACGGCCTTGCTGTGATAGTTGGACTCCTTTTTGATGACGGCTTTAATTAAGTCAGGGTCAACTTTGAATCGCTCTGCCGCTTTCCTCACGAACTCGTCTATCCGCTCGCGGCTGTTCCCCTGACCCTGTAGCAGACCGCGATTAAATCCCTGCACCGCGCTAAAGCTCGCTTCAAAACCCAACTTGTCAAAGACGCGCGACGGTGAGTGCTGGTCAAGCTCGTCGCGCCAGCCCTGCTCAAGTTGCCCGGCCGCCCCCGCCCCCGCCTCGTACAGCTTCGGCCCCGTCTGCTTAACGCTATCCGCCGCGCCGCTGAAAGCCTCCGCGCCGAGCTTCGGCAGACTCACGCCGAGCGCCCGCAAGCCATCCTCAACCGCCGACAGCGCCGAGTCCGTGCCCGCGCTGACGTAGCCCGCGAGCCGTTCGGCCGCGCCGCCTTGTAAACCCTGATTAAGAGCCTTCTGGCCGACGAGCTTGTGTCTGAACAGAGACTCGGTAGCCTTCCCCATAATCACGCTCATATTGTCTTCGGTCATCGCCTCCTGACCGACGAGCGTGTTCAGGTTGATGTCCTTGCCCGTACCGCCGAACTCCTTTTGCAGCCCGCGCACGATGGCGTTAATAGCCGCGTTCGCGTCAAGGCGGTTGTGCTCTGCCATGTCGCGCGCGACGGCTATGGCCTGCTCCTCTGAGAGCCGCGACAGCTTAGGGTATTGACTCTGTAATTCCTCCGCGATGTAGCGCCAGCCGTTGACGCCCGACTCTTGAAGCTGGCGCGACATCTCCTCCGCATTCACGCGCTGCTTGCCCTTGATGTCCGCGAGCGCTTTTGTGATGGAGATAACCTTTTGCTCTGCTTCTTCACCGACCAAACCCATACCCGCCGCCGCGTCGCCCGCCGTGCGCAGTAGCGGGATAATCTCATCACGCTTGAAGTTGAGCGCGAGCAGGCGGTTAGCCTGCCCCGTCGCCTGCGGAATCTTGAGGGGAGATTCGACCTGCGCGAACTGTGCGACCTCATCAAAGAAGCGTCCGGCCTGCGCGTCGCCGCCGAGCTTGCGCCGAAGCCCGAGCATGGTCGCCTCTTTGAGCCGGTTGAAGTCCATGCCCGCAGAGATGCCCTGTTGCACCTGTTCGACCGCGCCCGTGATTACGCCCGAGATGATGTTGCCCGTCGCCACGCTCAGAGCGTTGCCGACGAAGCCGCCGCCAGCGCCCCCGCCGCCCGACACCCCGAACGCGCGCTTGAAGCCGTCAGACGCGCCCTTGCCGAGCCTGCTAAAGAAACCCGCGCCGAGTTCTTTTTCGTAGTCCTTCGCCGCCGCCCGCGCCGTCGCCTGCGCGGTCTTTAGCTTCTCGCGCTCCTGCTTCTGGAACTCGCGCGTTGCGAGTGAGGCCGTGCGAATCTCGGCCTGCTTCATGCGCTCGACTTCTACGAACCGTTGACGGTCAAGGCGCATCTCGGCAGACGTGGCGGCAGTCACAGACCTGACGTGCTGCTGATTGAAGGTTTCTATGTTGCGGTAGGTGGATTGAAAGTCGCGCGACAGGTCTAACATGTGGCGGTCTATGACCGCGAAGCTTTGAAGGAATTGGCCCTGAAAACTTCTGTTGAAGGCCGCCGCGTCCGCCAACATCTGGCGGTGCAGGTCAAGCATCGCGTTACGCATCCCGCCGCCCCGACGCGATGACCTGTCCATCTCGGCAAAGGGGTTAGTAAAGCCGCTCATGTCCAGCGGCTTTCCATCCCTGCCCGCGACGACGGCGCGGAAGTTCTTGGCCTTCGCCGCTACGCGGTCGAAAGTCTGTTCGGCCTGCTTACCGTCGGCCGTAATCTCTATGTGAACCCTGCGCTCTCCCACGGTGTACCCCTAACGCTTCATGCCTTCGGGCGGGATGAGTGCGGCGATGATTTTACGCCTGCCGCAGCGGTCGCAAATTTCCGTGGGGGCTGTGTCGCTGTTGGCTTCGGAGAGTGAAGCGTAAGAGCGAGTTTCCGCGCCGTGCCTGCACAGCCCGGCCTTCTTCGCGCCCCTCAAAAGAGCGCGGCGCGCGGCCCTCGTGTTGCGGCCGTCAACGGGTCTGCCGGTCTGTTGTGCCATCGGTGTTAGCCGTTCGCCGCCAGCCTGAGTTTGGGCCTGCGCGCGATGGTCTGGATTTGGAATTGCGGCTGGAAGCCGCGAACCCACGCGACGAACGAGCGCCGATAGACCATGTAGCCCATTGAAGTTTTCATGCCCTCAAGGGTGCCATCCTCTATCAAGCCGACGAGCGTCGGGCGCGAAGGAACCGGGTCAAATATCTCCTGCGCGCGGAGTATTTCTTCGACCCGCTGAAGGCGCATGAGAGTTTCCGTCTTGAAGTCGAAGTTAAAAACCTTTCTCATGTACTCACTCCGATTTATTAACTTGAAGCGCCCGAACGTAACAGCCGCAACCTACGTGGTATGGCGGGAAGCCGCGCCCCTCGGCGACTAAGTCGTCGTCAATGTGCGTGTCTGTGTGCCTGTCCTTGACGTAGCCGACCGGGTCGCTCGCGAACGCGCGGCCGAGGTCTGACTTGTAAAGCTCCAGCGCGTAATCGCCCGGCTCAAGCTGAGAAAGTCGCCCCACGGCGGCCGCGGCCACCGACACCTTGACGAGCTTGCCGTCGAGCGTGGGGCAGATGTTGGTCGTGCATTTGCCGTCCTCGATGACGACGATGCGCGCGTACTCGACCTCTGCCTGCGCGAGCGACCCGAAGTGTGCGTAGTTGCGAATGCGCTGCACGCTCGACTGCACGATGGTCTCGACGTTGAAGTCCGAGAGGTTGTCGAGCTTGCCCGCGGCCGCCTTCCGAAAATCGTCAAGCTCCTCACTCGTCCCGCGCCCGAAGAGCGCCGCGCCCTTCTCCAGATACTCGTCGCGGATGAACGTCTTGAGTTCGTCGCGCCGGTTGTTGACGAAGGTCGAAAAGTAAAAGTGGTCGAGCTTGCTGAAGAATTTGACCGCGCGCGTGTCGGCGCCGCCGAAGCGCATCGTGACGGGAGGGTCATGGCCTCCGAAGGGGCTGTTATCGCGGAGGCGGTAAAACCTGTAGACCTGCTCGGTCGTGCGCTTGACGGCGGCGCGGGCTCGCGGCGAAGAAAACTGAGCGCGGTAGGCGTCGGCGATTTCGTCAACGACGGCGTCGCCGAAGTCCTCGGCTGAAGCGAAGTCGTCAGTTGAAGAGCGCTCAAGCAGAGCGCGAATGCGCTCCAGAGCAGCGTCACGCGCGCGCGCGGCGACGGGGCCGGCGAGCCTGACGTAGTTAGCAATGAACTTGTCGAGTAGCGCATTGATCTCCTCTTCGCTCAGGCGGCCTTTTTTTTTAGGGCGAACTTATGGACGGGGACGTAGGTGTCCACCTCGACAGGGGCGCCGCTCAGCTCTACCCGCTGGGGGATGTGCCGGTACTTCTGCGCGCCCCTGTCGAAGTGGAAGGTGGCGGAAAAGCTCTCGCGCCCAGCCCCCACGCCCATGCGCCTGAGCGAGCCCGCCAACTCCGGGTTGTCGGAGAGCAGTTCCGGGTCGAAGGCCGACCCGTAGCCCATCTCCTGCGCCGCCTGGTCGGGCGAGATGATCCCCGCCCGCGCCTTCGTCAGCGCGCGCCTCTCGTTGATCTCCGCGGCCTGCGCCTCTTCGAGCGGCTTGAGTGCGTGTGCGCGGTTGAACTGGAAGGAGACGCCGCCCACCTCGACGCCGCCGAGGCGTAGGTCGAGCCGGTAGGTCGCCTCGCGCCGTCGCTTGACGAGGCGCTGCACCCCTGCGGCCTGCGCCTGCATGAACTGGTAGACCACCCAGGCGTAAGTCTCAGTCGTCGAGTCCGTGCGGCCGAAGAATGCGGGGAATCCGTTGAAGCCCGAGATGGCCTGCTGCTCGTTGAGCGAGAAGAGGGCGTCGAACCCCCGCGCGTCACCCGTGACGGAAGACGCGGTGACCTTCTGGTCATTCCAGTGGACTAAGAGCCCGTCCTTCAGGAAGGGCTTGATCGTCTCGCCGACCGCCTTCAGGTAAGTCCGCCTGTCGGTCCTGAATTCCGCCTCCGACTGCCCCGGCTTTTTCGTCGGCGGCGTGCAGGCGTAGGAGATGAGCCCGAGCAGACCAAACTTCTGGGCGACGTACTTGAAGTTGTCGAGCATGTCCTTCTGAGGCCCCGTGATCGCCCCGACGGCGGCGGTCGCGATGGGCTTCGCGTACGGACTGTTCTCGACGCGCTGGTGCGCGTAGTAGTGGTAGGTGTGCTCGTTGAGCGGGATGAGGCCGAGCGCCGAACGCTGCAAGCCGAGCATGGATGTCGGTTGCTGGTGCGGGACGTATTTGCCCTCGATAAGCCGGAAGCGAATCTGCTCCACGGGGACGAGCACGACGCGCTCGACGCGCCGGCCGGCGAGGTCAACAACGTCCTCGGAAGAGAGCGCCCCCGACCAGGCGATCTGAGCCAGCTCGTCGTTGACGAGGCCGTCCACGCCCGCGCCCAGATCGTAGAGCCGTGACGCGGCCTCGTTGAGGCGCGCGGCGGCGGCCTCGGCTCGCTGCGCCGTCGGCGCGTCCACCACCAACTTGTGGCCCGTGTTGGCGAGGTTGACGACGTTGGCGACAAACTGCGAAAAATCGGGGTTATGAATCCAGAGGTGCTTGAGGCACCGCAGCATCTCGAAGTCGATGACGGGTGAGACCGAGCCGTAGAAGGAGAGCGCGCCGCCGATCTGGTCGGCGAGCGTGCCCTCGACGGACGAGCGCCCGCCCTCCGGCAGCTCCGAGAAGCCGCCGGTGAGCAGGGTCGCTATCCGCCATTTAAGTCGCTCGAACATCGTTTTCAAACTTCGCGTTTAAATCGGCTCTGTTGAGGCCGCCCCTCGAAATATGCAGCGGGGCGTTTTTCTTTCCCGGCCCGCCCCTGGGACGCTCTGGGACACCCTAGCCGGCCCGTTAGAGGGGAGCCCCGACCTCTCCCCGGTCAGCGCGCGAAGCCCACCTCCGGCATGTCGCCCACGAACCCCGTGAAACTCCCCATCTCCATCCGTAGCACGTAGGCACCAATCGCCAGCGCCATGAACAGGTCATCCTCGTAACCTGGCAGCGCGGCGAATGAGCCGCTGTCGTTCCAGACAACCGTCAACGCTTGGTCACAAAACGCTTGGCTCGAAAGGCCAAGTTCGCGCTTGCGCACCATCTCTTCGAGGGCAAGCCCTGCCAGCGGCTTGTTCTGCGCGTCGGTGGGGAAGCCGTACTGAGCTTTCTCGTATGCCTCATTGAGCGCGAGCTTGTTCTGTTCGAGCGCGCGGCGGGTCGGGGCGTCGAGGTGCTTATAGATGCGCTCGCCGTAGCCGAGCGCCTTGAGGGTGACGATGGTCGCGTAGCCGGTGTTGTTGCGCTCCGGCACGATGCGGCCGCCGTTGTAAAGGTCGCTGACTTCGCCGACTCGGTAGGCGAGCAGGTCGGGCGGGAGTTTCAGCTTCTCCTCGAAGACCTGTCCCATCTGCCAGATGTCAATCACCTGGATTGCCGCCGGGTTGCCGCGCTCAGTGCCGGCACTGGTGTCAACGATCACGAGGTATTCGTGCCCCTCTAGTGGCTCCGAGGGGTCGCAAGTGACCTTGAGATAGTCGGCACGGATGACGGGACGGCCGGTCTGCTCGAAGCAGTCTTTGTCGTTCTCCGGGTACTCGACGAGGAAGGTCTTCTCGCTGCGCTGCTCGATTTTGAAGCGACGCCAGGCGATGTACTCGGCGACCTCGGGCGCGTACCATTTCGCTCCCCGCCGGATGTAGCCGCGCCGGATGAGGTGCAGGAGGATGCGCGCGGCGACCTTACGCTCCGCGCTGGTGACGGGCTCAAGGTTTCTCTTCGCGTCAGGCTCGGCCGGGTCGAAGATGACCCATTCGCCACCCACGCGCAGGAAGCCCGCGCCGGCACTCCGGCAACTGCGCCTCCACCACCATTCGTAGAAGTGTGCCGACCAGCCGCCCCGCCTGTGCTTTCCCTCCTGAAAGATGCTGTGAAAGACCTCGATGCCCTTAGCAGTTGACTCGACATCAACCTCGGCGTCCGTCGCACACGCCTCCATGATGGCCGTGAGGGCGAGCCGCACGTCGCCGCGCATCGACGGCATCTCCGTGATGAGCACGTCGGTGACGGTGTCGCCGCGCGCGGAGTCCTCGAAGCCGGGCTGCACGCCGTAGACGATAATGACGCTATCGACCGTGCCCTTCTCGGCGTCTTGGAACTCCAGCCCGCCTGTGTCGGTCTTCTGAGACTTGGGCTTCAGGTGCGGCGGGAGCATCCGGTACATCGTGCGCACATCCCTGCGGAACTTGGCTTCCGTCTTCGGGTTGTGCGCCACGATGTGGACGGTGCGGCCCGGCATTACCACGGCGTTGGCGACCTTGATCGCCAAGTGGATGGATGACGAGCCGCCCTTGCGCATCTTGAGAACGACGTTCTGACGGGTGCGCCTCCCGTAGTAGTCGTCCTGCATGTCATTGAACTTCAGCAGGACGAGCTTCTTCTGGTCGTTCTCGTCGCGGATGTAGATGAAGTTTTCAATGAACAGTCGGCGGATGGCCGGGTCGTGCCATCTCTCGCGCCACTCCGAGAGCGGCGCATGCCGGAAATCCCATTCGTCTTCGCCCGACGTGCGGCCCTTCTTATCGAGCTTCGACTGCGCGCGCGCGGCGGCGGCGCGCGCCCTTTCAAGACTGTCAGCCGCGGTCGGCTTTGGCTCTGTCGTCCTTCTCGCCATACTCGACCGCTGCCCTTTCGAGAATCTGCTCGGCGACCTTCAGTAGCTCGCGCGCGGCGCGCTCGTTCATCTCGGGCAGCCAGTCCAGCAAGCGCTCCCAGAAGGCGACGAACCCGCCGAGCGTGTCGCGCCGGGTCTCCAGCTTCGTGCGCGCCTCGATGAGCAGCTTGGCGAGGTCGCGGAACTGGTACATCAGGTCGCGATCAACCGCCGCCCCCTTCGCGTCGAGCACGCCCTCGACCTGCGCCAGCCTCTTTTCGATGGAGCGTACGAGCTTCTCGTCGGCGTTGAGGCCCACGCTCTCGGAAGAGAGCGCGAGCTTCAGCTCCAGCGCTTTCTCCCAGCCGAATTTGTCAATCCAACCTATCTTCAGGTCGGAGCCTTTACCGCGCGTGTAAAGATTCTGCTTGGACCAGCTCGGCCACTTTTTCCGCATCTCGGCCTGGACGCGGTCGTGCTGCTGGCCGTTGAAGAGCAGGTAAAGGCGCTCGCACTCCCTTACAGCCTCCTCGTTGTAACTAGCTGGCATCGCCCTTCAGCCCCGCCGGCTCGCGCCCGGCCCTGATTGCGCGAGCGCGGCGGCGCTCGCGGCGGCGTTCGAGGTAGAGCTTGAAGAGGACGTCCACCGCCTTGCCGAGCATGGCGACGAGGAACATCACCAGCACGCGGACAACGAGGTCGAGGAGCGCCTGGCCGCCGACCGTGAACGACGAGAGGAAGGACAGCACCGCGACGGAGCCGTTGCCGATACCGGTCATTTTTAAATCCCCGTTCATGGCGCGGACTTACAGGTCAGCTCGTGACGAAAAGGAGGGACAGGCAGAGGGCGAGCACGGCTAAGAGCGCCCCGAGGGACACCCTTCCGCTCTACCCCCCGCCTGCCTGCGGAGGGATCGTGCGCGGGCGGCGCTTGGCGGCCCGCGGGGTGAATGCGTCGGCCAGCTTGCCGGCGACGATGATGTAAGGCAGCCACTTCAGCGGCAGCACCTCGGCGCAGCTCATCAGCGCGGCCGTAAGGGTCGTGACGTAGATGCAGATTGCCGTGAAGTCGAACTTCAGCTTCATGGGCCTTACAGCTCCTTGATGGTGACGCCGTGCGTCAGCCTGGTCGTGGCGTGTTCGTCGAGGCGGGCGGCGCCGAGCAGCTTCTCGGCCTTGCCGACGAGGACGTTGAAACAGCCCCAGAAGCAGCCGTCCCTCTGTGCGGGGGAGAACAGGTCGTAGAAGAGGCGGGGGTCTAGCTCGCGGCGGCTGGAGGTGGACAGCTCGGCAACGGCCGAGTCGGAAGCGACGCGGGTGAATCTGTGTGCGCCGTTCTTGTCGGTCGCGCCGAGCACCGCCGCCCTAATCGCGTCTTCGAGCTGGCGTATGTCGCCGTCGGCGGCGGACAGTTGGGGGGCGTATTTCGCAAGAACGGGCGCGCTCTGGCGCTCGAACGCATCGCGTAAAGGAATAAGTTCCTTAGCCTGAGCGGCCTCGATACGCGCCCTCTTGCGTCGCAGCGATGCCCAACGCGTGAGCGCCGCCGTGATGCCCGCCTTTGTCCTCTCGACTTCCACGCGGGCACACTACGACGACTCCTGCTCGGCCCGTGAGCCGGTGTGGCAAGAGTTGTCGCGTGTGTCCGGTGTGTCCGAAGTGTCTGGTGTTTTAACGATGTAGGGCACGCGTCGGCTGGGCGCCGATTAGCGCGTAGTCCTCGGGGTGGAGCGAAAGTAGCCACGCCTTGAAGGAGTCCTCAAAGACGTAGTAGCCGTATTCGCTTTTGTAGCCTTCAAGGGTGCCGTCCTCGATCCTTCTAATCAAGGTGCGGCGCGAAGGGATGGGGTTTATGACGCGGGTAGCCCGCAGGATGGCTTCAACGTGGGATAGGCGCAAGCGGGGGCGCGCCTTTGTTCCAAAGTCGTAATTCTTCACGGGGGATGATCTCCGGGGCCAACTGTGGGGGCTGGCACGAGAGACGCAAAACGCTTGCGCTCATGAGTCGGAGATTACAAGAAGGAAGATGTGATAGGCAAGGTGAAAGATGATTACCTGATTTCGATGCTCGTTATGGAAAGGTCGGATCGGCCCCCCGCGCCACAAGCATACGCCCTTATCCGGTATCTTTTTCCCTTCACTAAAAACGCTTCAAAATGTGCCTGGTCTGCCTGCGAAAGGCACGCCGGAAAATCCTCATCATGGAACCAGACATCGAAGCGTCGGGTACTAGGGAGTTTCAAAGTTAGGCCAGCCATATCAGAGGTGTCTTCGTGATATTGAATCGCAACCAAGCTCACATCGAATGTCTTCACTTGGCATGATGCATCACGTTTGAGATATGAATTAAAGTTTATTACACCGGCCATTCGACCGCCGCGATACTGAACAGCAGGGCAGCTATCTATATTTTGCTGGGCAGTGACAGGTAGCATTAGAACACCCCCCATCACAGCTATGAGATAAACCCGTACTACACGCATGGCTGTCATCTCCACTGATTCTCTCGAATTATTCCCCGCGCTGGAGTGTTGGGTGTCGAAACTTTAATTTGTAATTCAGATTTTGCTTCGTTACCCCTAGTTTCATGGCCGCTTCAGTAACCCTGTCCGATGTAGTATGGAGCGCGTTCCGGATTACCTGTTTTTCCAGGCGCAACATGGCATCGTCGAGCGGCAGCTCGAACTCACTAAATACAGGGGCAAGCAATTCCTCAGTCACCACGTTGCCAACTTCGATGGCTTTTTTACTGCCGAGAAATTCCAACGCTACTGCCCGCGCACGGATAAAGGTTGAGAGAGAGTCATCCCAACGCCATAGTCGCGCTAAGGCCCGCCCCAACGTAATCAGATTCTCGAACAGTAGTGCCGTGTCGTCACCGGCCTCTGTCAACACTACCGCCTCTCGGGCTGTACGTTCAGCGGCTTCATATTGCTCCTCCGCTATGAATACGCGCGCGCGGGTCTCCAGTGCTCTGCTCGCCTCATTCCTTTGGCCTAGTGAGATGAACAAATCCTCCGCGCGGCGGAGGTGCTCGTGAGCTTCAGCATATTGAGCAGCTACCAAATACATCGCCCCGAGGTTGCCCTCTAGGTAGGCCAAATATCTATAGTTCTCTGCCTTTTCAAGATGAAAGCGACATGCCACATACGCTGATAGGGCGCGCCTCAGCCGCCCCGCGTTTTTGTAGAACAAAAATAACTCGTTATGAAAGCGAGCCTTCAAAGAATGGTTCTCGCTCGCTTCGATCATTGAGGCCACACCGGTAAGGAGGACATACGCTTTACGATGATGCCCGTCCGATCTCTCGACCATCGCTAAATTAACAATGCCCGTCAACCTCAACTCGTCGTCGGATTGAAGCCGAGCGACCGACTGCTTCAGGTGTATTCTTGCCTCATCAAAAGCCCCTTCGCGGAAATAACAAACACCTAAGCCGTGCTCAGCTTCAGCCACTTTACGAAGGTCGCCCGTTCTCCCGTACATTGTTATGGCTTCACAGAGCAAATCCTTCGCGGCGTCCTGGGACCCTTCAGCGGCGCGCGCGTTCCCCAGATAGCTTGATAATCGCCCGGCCCGTAACAGCGCCTCGGCCGCAGCTTCACAACCCAACCCCTCTACATTCGGGCGCCCGCCCACGCCATTCCATAAATCACCCAAGACCAGACAGGCGCCTGTGTAGTCGCCAGCCTCCTCCAAAGTTCGCGCTTTTTCACACCGCGCCAACGCCTCAGCATCCCTTGTATCTAAAGCCATAGTTTCACGTACGTTCGGACGGAGTAAAGATTTCTTTACAACACATTTTTCAGGGCATATCATGCCCCACTTGTCCTGTCAGCTAACCCACAACCATCAACCATCAACCAGGAGATACTTCATGAAGAACGTCACACGTACACTGCGCAATCTGCTGTTCTTGAGCCTCTTGATCGCGGCGTCGGCGAACCAATCTAACGCCGGAGATTACCCGATGCCGGGCGCACCTACACCACCGCCCCCACCGGCCGCGCCTATGAGTACGGGGGAAGATGCCTCGGAAACGACCGACGGGACGAGCTTGATGACTACCATCGTCGTGCAGCTCGCCGGTTCAGCTCAGACCGTTCTAAACATCCTGCTGTAAGTCTGGATATGAGTTAAAGAGTTGGGCCTCGCTCGGGCAGGGCGGGGCTCAACTTTTTCTTTACGTGTAGGGAGTGAATTGCGTTGGTAAGCTTACCTAGATGCCTGCAACCGTGAAGATGTATTTTGTTGGGCAGCTCCTTTCTCCTCGTCGATAACTAGGCTGTATAAGAGGGTCAGCTCTCGCAGATTCTCAGCCGATAGATCGTAGAAATGTGCGAACATCTCGGAGCCTCGCGTGAACAGCGCTTCGCGCACAAGTCTGTGCAACATCTCCTCAAAATCTTTCCCCAAACTTTCAGCTAGTTTTGAGATTAGCTTTCGCTCTGGCTCAGTTAAAACTATGCCGGGAATATCAGAAACTAACTGAGGGCCTTCACCAGTAAGCAACCAATCGATGGAATGTTTTGTAGAATTCCTAAAGTTCCTCAAGTGATCGAAACTTAGCTCCGTCTCACCCTTAATAACCTTGTAAACGGCCTTATCCGTCTTAAATCCGAGCTTTTCAGCAATAAATTTCTTGCTATCGGTACCGCATGCCTTCTTAAAAGCTGCTAACAGTCTAGTCCCTATGTCCACGTTTTCTATAATTTGTAGAAAATCAGATTGACACTCTTCTACATTTTCTCTAACATCCTGTTTCGGACGAAACACAGGAGGGCACATCTTGTCATCCCCATACATAGAAATCAAGACTTGGATGCTCCGTGAGCGGCTGAACTTCACCAGCTTAGCTGCCCAGCTAACAGACGCCGGCACGCCGTGCCGGCGTCAAGAACTCTCGATGATGGCTCGTCAGGTGCGTGAGTATCCGCATTTACAACAGGCCGTCGCCGAACTCATGGGGAAGTCAAGGGTCAGGTTGTTCGGGCCGTCGCGACAGAGAACGCGACGACACCGCGCAGCCTAATTTTTTTGCCCTCAGTTGGGAAGGATTTTTTTCAGAGGTTTCAATCACGATGACACTCCGCACAGCTCAACTGCCGAAGCCGCACGAGATCATGCGCCGGGTCTTTAACACGCCTGAGAAGGTCAAGGCGTACGCGCTCGAAGCTGGTGTCTCCACCAACCACGTCCACAAGTGGCTGCGCGGCGGCGAGTCCGGGGCGCCCTCCGACCTCGACCGCCTGTGTAGCGCGATCTTCCTCGCCACGACGTTCGGTCCCGAAGGCGTCAGGGGCGCCGGGTTACTGGCTGACTACGTCCGTGAGTACATGCTCACCATCGTCGAACAGAGCGCATCGCCCTATGCCGACGAAGAGGAGCGACGTCACGACGCGATGTCGCTCTTCGGCGAAGCTAAGGACGCCGTCGAGGCGCTCACGCTCGGCAAACCCACTCCCGAGACCATCAGGGAACTCGTCGCGCTCCGCGATGCTGCGGAGCATGCCATCAACCGCCTGTGCGTCACAGAGGAGGTGCTACGGTGAGCGCTACCGCTGCCAAGTCCCTCCAGCAGGTGAAGTGTATTTTCGGCCTCGCCAAGCAGAGGGGGCTCGACGACGCAGACCTGCACGCGCTGGTCGAAGACGCGACGGGACAGCCGTCCATCCGCGCGCTCTCATACGTACAGGCCGACCGCGTCATCGAGCGCCTCGGCGGCGAGCCCTTCGCCGCGCGCCGCACCGTTCAGCACAGACGGCAGAAGGCGGGCGTCCCGCAGATCGCGCAGCCCTCACACCTCCAGCTCATGTACGACCTCGCGAGCCGCCGCAACATGAGTGATGAAGGACTCGCGCAGCTCGCCGGGCGCATGCGCGTCCCTTTCCCGCCGCGCACGACCGGAGGGACAAACAAGATCGTCGAGGCTTTGAAGGCAATGAACCGGAGGGCTGCGTAACGTGGGCGTCGCCAGTCCTAACGTGTGGCTCCGCAGCTTGCTCGCGCAAGCCTGCCCCGACTGCCTCGACACGACGGTCGGGATGGGACTGTACGGGCCGGAGCCCTGCACCCGCTGCCTCACTTCAGGCAAGCGCGTGAAGCCCGCCACTATCAGGCTCGCGGACTACGTGTGGAACCACGCTACGGACTGGAAGAAGGAGGACACCGAGACGCTCGTCGTCGCGCGCATCTTCCACCACGCGAGCGCGGCACTCCCCATCACCGGCCCCGTCATCAGCGCTCACCTCGGCATCAACACGCGCACGCTTAAAGGCTACGTCGAGACGATTCGCCGCGACTGGCGCCTGCCCCTCATCTCGCAGCGCAAGCAAGGCCGGCGGCGGCTACTGGTACGCGGAGACGCCCGACCAGTTCCTCGAATGGTTCCGCACGATGCGCAGCCAGGCGGTCAACGAACTCGCCACCGCCCACGGGATGATGCGCTCCAACTACCCGGCACTCGTCGGCCAGGACAATCTCGACTTCATCAAGAGTTTTTCCGAGGAGCTACAGGAGGCTTTGCGATGACCGTACGCGGGACACGCGACGAGAGTCAGTACGCCTTAGACACCGGCCTGCGCCTGCTGAAGGTGCTCGAAGCCCTCGAAGGCACGAACTTCGAGCCGATCTCCATCGAGCGCGTGCAGCAACGCACGGGCTTCTCATACGACTTCTGTCGCCGGGCACTCATCACGCTGAAGCTCGCCGGCTTCGCCGCTGAGCAAAACCGGAAGTGGATGCCGGGGCCGAAGATCGTACGCTTCGGCACGAACTTCAACGCTCTTTGTCTCGCCTCGATGGAGCGCAGGAGTTCCGATGAATCGGAACTCAAAACGGCGAGCCTGTAAGCAATTTCCTAGATATTTTGAATTTTCGGCCCTGAAAGAGTTCCGAAAGTTCGGAACTCGAAAGGAGACTTATGACGAAGAAAAACGGGGAATTGGTAGAGAGAGGGTTGCACGCCGTAGAGGCCCAGACCGCCACCGAGCTTGCGGCGACCCAGGGGCAAGAACTTCTCATCCAGGCGGCGCAGGTACTCGGGGCCGTGAAGGTCACGCGTTCCCTGGCGACTGTCATCTCCTCTCAGAGCTTCCGCGCTCTCATGCAATTTCGTGACGAGAAGATGTATGAGGCTTTCAACTTTACCCGCTTCGATGACTTCCTCAACGACTCTCCTCACTCCCCGATGACGAAGAGTCAGTTCTACGAACGCTTGAACACCATTGACCGAGAGGGGGATGGCGCCTTCGATGCTCTTAACGCCCTCAACGTCCCTTTTTCAGCGCGTAAGGCTTTACCAGCCGGTGCGGTGCAACTCGAAGGCGACACGCTCGTCGTTGGCGAGGAGCGCGTGCCGCTGAATGACCGCCGCCGTGTCATACAGGCGATCAAGACGCTGGCTGAGGCGAACGAGCAGCAGGCTCTCAAGATAGAGAAGGGCACCGAGCAGAACAAGAAGCTCAAGAAGAAGCTCGACGACCAGAAGCAGGCTGGCAACGGCGCGGCTCTATCCGATTACGACCAGGCGCTCCTCAACCTACTCGGAGCCTACTCCAACCTCGTCAGCCTCGCCTTCGAGCTGAAAGACCCGGAACGCCTGGAGAAGCGCGAGTACACCTTCGCCCGCCTCGCCGACCAGCGACTCCAGCTCGAAGAGGCGCTCGGCGTCCACGCGCCCTCGAACGGCAACGGCGCCTACGACCTCGGCGAGGGCGAGCTTGACGAACTCGCCGACCAGATGTGAGGGGCTGATGAAAGACACTTTCTACACACTCGCCTTCGTCGGCACGCTCGCTCTCGCGGCGTTCTTATACGTCCGCTCGATGAGCCGCTACCTCGCCTCGCGCGGGGGTAACGTGCTGACCTCGGATGACGACTGCGACGAAGGCCGCGCGCGCGTCGTCGCCGCGGGCGCCGCCCTGCCAGGGGGGCAACGGGGTGGCGCCCGCCTACCAATTTCACGCTCGGCCAACTTAGGGAAAGGAGGGCCAACGGGGAGAACCAAAAGAAGGATTTAAAACGTGCACCGGCCCGGCCAGCGGGGAAGCGTATCAAGCGCGCCGCCGGCCGGGCCACAACCTTCAACACCGCTCGATTCCACGGAGGCATTATGTCGGCAGCAGAAAGAGCACTGGCAGCTAACGCAACCACAGGGGGGCCGCCCCCGGTTGAGACGCCCGTCAGCAAGCGGGCACGTCAGCTCACGATCCCGCAAGAGGCGGTCGTCAACGAGTGGGTCAAAGCCTACGGGCTTCAACCCGAACAGATTTACTTCGACGGCGAGAGCACGCTGCCCTACTTCGACTTCGAGGGGCTCGCGCTCGTCGCCGACAAGCTCGCGGACATCCCCGCGATCAACGTCGAGTACGACGGCTTCGACCCGGCAACGGGGCTCGTCACGACGACCTGCGTCCTGACGCTCAACGGCAACCGCTCGCGCACCATCCCCGCCTGCGCACAGATCGGGGAGACGATGCCCGGCGGCGAGCAGATTGCGACCGTCCACCAGGGGCTCAACGTCGCCAGCTCGCGCGCGCTCAGGCGCGGCCTGCGCATGGTCGGCTTCGACCCCGTCCGCGCGCACGAGGCGCGCAAGAACGGCGAGGACTTGCCCCTGACCTTCAGGAAGGAGGACGACCCGCGAAAACAGATGCTCGCCGAGGCGCACCTGCTCGGCGAGGAACTCGGCTTCATCGTCGGCACGGAAAAGATTAGGTGGCGCGAGGTGCTCGGCATGTGGACGCACGGCGCGGTCACGTCGGCCGCCGATCTGGACGAACGCGAACTCGGTCACTTCGTCGTCTACCTCCGCTCGCTCCGCAACGCTCGCGGTCGCGGCGCGGGCGCCGGCCAGAGCTAAACAAACGAAGGCGGCGGCCGACTTTGACGGAGTCGGCCGCCGCTACCTGGCACCAGTTGAGGACGTGAACCTCGTGTCCAAGAATAGCACACTCGGCGATTTAGCCTTACTAGAAATCCGCACGGCCATGTGGGGGCTGAAGGGCGCGCGCGCGCGCGCCGAAGCCCAGCAACTCGCCGAGCGGTTCGGCTGCTCAGCCTCGCGCATCTACGACGTCACGCGCGACCTGCGCCCCGCGCGCGCGCCGCGCGCCGACAAGGGGCGGCGCCGCAGAGACCTGCTCGCCGACGGGGGGCTGAACCGCGTCGCGCGCCTCGTGGTCGAGCACAAGCTCGACCCCGACCTGGCAATGGAGCAGGCGCGCGCCGAGGGGCACGAGATCGACGTCTCGCTCGGCACTCTCCGCCGCTACCTGCGCGAGCGCGGCCTGCACCGCCGCGCGCGCCGCACGAACGTCCGCGCCTTCCGCCGCTGGGAAGCCTCGGCCCCCGGCGAGCTGTTCCAGTTCGACATCTCCGGGGTCAAGCTGCGCTGGGTTGATGTGGAGACGCGGCGCATCCTTCACGTCCCCGTGACCGAGGTCTCGAAGAACCACCCGAACAAGAACCCCGGCCGCGTGCCCCTCTGGAAGTTCACCCTCGTCGACGACCATTCCCGCCTGAAGTACGTCCGCTTCGTCGCCTGCGACAAGCCGACATCCCACCACGTCCTGGACTACCTGCTCGAAGCCTTCCGATCTTTAGGCGTCCCCCTCACGCTCTACTCGGACAACGACGCCGTCATCGTCAGCCGCCGGATGAAGCGGGCCGCCTCTATCCTCGACCGGGCCTTCGCCGACTCCGGCGGCTTCCGCCTCTTACAGCACCTGCCCGGCAACGCGCAGGCGTCGGGCAAGGTCGAGAACGCGCACCAGGCCGTCGAGAAGTTCGAGAAGTTGATCGGGCTCAAACGGCAGACGCCGACGCTCGATGCGCTGAATGTGTTCACCGAGCGGGTCTGCGCAAAGCTCAACTGGCGCGAGCACCGCACGACGGGCGAGAAGCCGGCGATCCGCTGGCAGTCGAAGGCTACGGTCATCCGTGTGCCCCCGCCCCAGCTCCTCGACTCCGCCTTCAAGGCCGACGAGTTCACGCGCAAACTCGGCGCCGACCTCACCATCAGCTTCCAGCGCCAGCGCCTCCAGCTCCCGCGCAAGAGTCCCTTCGTGAACTGGATCGGCCAGACGCTCACCTTCGTCATGCCGCCCGACGCGGACTTCTTCGTCGTCGTCGGCCTCGACGGCTTCGAGTACGAGATCACGCGCACCCCTGCAACGCAGGATGCAGCGGGGGATTTCAAGGCGGCTGCGGAGTCCACGGCGCGGCAGACGGCGAAGGCGCTCGCGGCCGCCGGCAAGGAGCTGCGCGACGCGGAGAGCGGGTTGCCCGTGCTCGGCCTCGACGTGGATTTCGAGCACGAGGAACACCCCGCGATGTTCCCCAAACAGCGCGACGAGCTGACCCCGGAGCGCCTCGCGGCGGCCGTGGGCGGCGTCGTCCCCCCTTCGTTGGGCGGGCGCCTCCTCACCTACTGGCGCGCGCTCGAACTCTTCATTGACGAGGGGCTACTCACCAGCTCCGACGCAGACCGCGCCTGGCTGAAGGTCATCTTCCGCGGGCGCGAGGAGGTCACGGACACGGAACTGCGCGGGGAGATCGCGGCGCGACCCCCGCAAACATCAACCGAAGTCATCGAGTTACAGAGAAGGGCTTAACTCATGAACCCATCACCATACTTGAAGCCGGTGGGGCACGAGCCCGACCTGGTCCAGTTCGGCAAAGCGTTGTCGGACTTCTGCAAGCTGCACAACCTTTCCTGGCGCGAGCTGGAGAGGATTTGCGGGGGGGCGTCGGCCGTCTCTAAGAGCACGCTTCAGCGCATGGCCTCGGGCTCGGTCACGCGGAAAACGACGGCGACGCTACAGCCGCTCATCCTCGACAAGCTGCGCCAGTACCTGCGCGACAAGCACTACCCCACGAACAAGATCAACGGCCAGCTCACCTACCTCTGCGTACCCGTCTCGCCGCGTGCGGAGGGGGAGCAGGCCGACTACTCCGGGCTGGGCTCGTGGGGGCTCCGGCTCGAAGCTTTCCGCGTGCAGCACGGCCTCAGCTTCAACAAGCTCTGGGGCGCGTGCGGCGGGAAGCTCGTGTCCTCGCTCAACACCCTCAAAGGCGCGTGCGAAGGCGGGAATGTCTACCAGGAGCAGCGGCTGAAGACCGAAATCCCCAAACACCTGCGCCGCTTCCTGGAGCTGCGCGGGAAGACGCCCGAGGAGGCGAAGGCCGAGGTCGAGAAAATTTTCGGAGAGATGGAGGACGACATGATCGCACAGCGCGCCACACTGCCCGCCGAAATCCAGCGCCACTTTGGCCTGAAGCGCGACCCCTTCACGGGCGACCCGCTGTCGAAGGCCGAGGTCTTCACCACGCCGCAGCTCGACCGCGTCGCGGCGAAGGTCGAGGACGCCATCAACTACGCGGGGTTCCTCGTCGTCACCGGCGAGATCGGCTCGGGGAAGACGATGCTGAAGCGCCGCGTGGTGGACACGGTCGCGCGCACGGACGGCCGCCTGCGCCTCCTCTGGCCCGAGTTCTTCAACATGGATCGCGTCCACTCGGGCTCCATCGTCACGTTCCTCCTCGCCTCCTTCAACCAGACCGTCCCGGGCGACCTGGTCGCGCGTGCCGCCAAGCTGAAGCGCGTGCTGGCGGACGCCAACGGGCGGGGCGAGCGCGTCGCCATCGGCTTCGACGAGTGTCACCACCTGGACGACCGGCTCCTGACGGCGCTCAAGAACTTCTGGGAGTTGGGCGAGGGCTACGACCGCTTCGTCGGCGTCGTGCTCTTCGGCCAGCCGCAGTTCGAGGGACGTCTCCGCGACGCCAAATTCCGCGAGATCGTCGAGCGCATCGAGGTCGTGCAGATGCCCACCTTCGAGAAAGTCGCGTGGGACTACGTCGCGCACCGCGTGAGGGTAGCCGGGGGCGACGCCGAGAAGCTCTTCGAGCGCGAGACCGTGCGGCTCCTGGCTAAGCACGCGAAGACGCCGCTGGCGCTCGGCAACGTCTGCAACTCGGCGCTCCTTAAGGCGCACAAGCTGGGCCTCCGCAAGGTGCCAGCCGAAATCCTCGACCTCAAGGACCACGGCGAGCCGCAGGTGCGCGCCGTGCGCAAGGTGAGCTGATAAGGGGGAGTCACAATCGAGGTGCTGTAATGCAAATACTCAAAATCAAAACGACCCGCACGCGCGACGGCTTCAGGGCTTGGCTCGTGGACGACCCCGACGTCAAGGCCAGCTCGACGAGCAGCGAGCACATGGCGGCTCAGAATCTCGCGCTCCGCGTCTTCGTCGGCCACAACCACATGGCGCAAATCAGCGAAGAGATGCTGAGCAAGATCGAGGTCAAGCGCGTGGGCGGCGGCACCTTCCGCGCGATCCACGACAAGTAGGAGGTAATCATGACCGTGACTGCAACGAGTGAAGCGATAGACAAAGAGCTTGCGGGCTTCCGCGCCAAGCCCACACGCGCTGAGCGGATTTTCGCGCGCCAGTCGGAGCGCATCGAGAACCTCGAATACGAGGCCGACGAGGCGGGGCTCGCGAGGGACAAGGCGCTCTACTGGCTTTTCCGCTTCTGCGAGGCCGTCGAGCGCGGGCAGATCGCCCTCGTCGGCGACGAGCTGAAGGAGGTCAACGAGAACGCTCTCAACGTCCTCTTCGACAACAACATCTTCGTCGGCCTCGACGAACCCGACGCCGCGATCCTGCGCCTGATGGAGATCATCGAGCGCGACAAGGAGGGGCACGAGCATGTTGACGGTTAGATTTCCTGACGGCTTCTCCGTCACGTACAACCAGGCGACGAAGGCCCAGTTCGGGTCGGCCTACCACACCCTCCTCAATTCAAAGGGCGAGTGGGTCGCCATCGTGCCCTCAAGCTGCATCATCGAAGCAGGCTCGCCCTGTAATTTCTCAAACCCCAACCGGCAGCCCTCGGCGATGGTCAGCTACGTCCTAGCTCATCTCCGCGAGATGCCTCTCAGCAGCCTCCGACACCTGAAGCGGGAGCTGCAAGATTTCGACTCGACGAAAGGAAGGTGGAAGTAACCATGCCAGGGCCAGTCTCAGACAGCTACGACCCAGAATTCGGAACAGGCGCAAACGCCGCGGACGTTGCCGAGGCTATTCAAGGCGTGATCGACCGCGCCACCGAGGTGCTCGGCGAGGACCGGAAATACATCGTCGAGGTCGCGCAGGGAGAGCCCGGCAGAATCATCGAGGCCACCTTGACCGAGCGCGACTGGCGCATCGTTCGCTTCGGCCTGACGCGCGCGCTGGAGACGATCTAGCGATGCCGATTGACTACACGCGCTACCCCTATAACTGGCACGAGTTCAGCGTGCAGATTCGCATCGGGCGCGCGCAGAACAGGTGCGAATGGTGCACGGCTGAGAATCACCAGCCGCATCCGGAGACTGGCTCGAAGGTGGTTCTCACGGTCGCACACTTGGACGCCAAAGATGGTGTTTGTAAATGCGAGGGGGAGACCGGCAAGAAGTGCGCGAAGCCTGAGCACGTCGTTGCTCTCTGCCAACGGTGCCACCTGACCTATGACGTGGAGCGCCACAAGTTCAACTCACGGCGCACGCGTGCGACGCGGACAGGCCAACTATGGCTCGGCGATATTGAGCACAGGTATGGGCTGCGCGCAGAGGATCAATGATTGAAATCGCCCAGCTCACGGAGGAAGACATCGGCCGGCGCGTCCTCTACGAAGTAGCCCCCGGCATCGAGAACCCCGCGCAGCTCGGCTCCTGGACGGACGCGACGCTCGTCCTCTTCATCCCGACGACAGAGCACAAGGGGTTACACCCGGTCTTCGACCTAGACCCCGCCCATGTGAGGTGGGCCGACAAACTTTCCAGGACAGAGCAAACCAACGGAGGTTTTAGATGACACAGGAAAATCCGAACGGGACTCCGCGACGGCCGTTCCTCGTCAACGTGGCCGGATGCCTCAGCATCGTCATCATCGTCTTACTCATCATCATCGCCGTCCTCGCGGCAAGCAGGCAGAGCACCGTATGAAAGAAGAAACGGTCAAGGCTTTCGACCAACTCCGGCGCGCCCTTGCCACGCACCTCGGCGTAGACCCGAGTGAGTTGACGTTGATGGTCTCTCGCCCGCACGACGAGCTGCCAAACGTCAACGCCTTCTGCACCCGCTGCCGGGAGCTTTACTACGACGAGTCCGGCTGCGACCCCTGTCCGCACTGCGGCGCGTCTTACTTCGACCAAATCTTCCCCGGCTGGTTTCGCATCCCGCGCCTGCCTCGTCTCAAGAGGCGTCGCCGCGCAGCCCGCCGGGCAGCACTCAAACGGAGAGCACATTGATAAGCAGACTGTTGGTTTGCTTCGTGTTCATAACAGCGTCGGCGATCTGCTGCCGTTATGCGAGCGGCTCGCTGCTGTGGGGATGGACTCTTCACTTCGCGTTAAGCAGTCTTGTCATAGCCATCCTGAGAGGTTCAAAGGAATGACCTGGGAAGTCATCTGCGGCGATATGAGGATAGCGGTTCCCATGCTGGAACCGGGCTTCGACGCGTGCGTCACCGACTGCCCGTATGAACTCGGCTTCATGGGTAAGAGCTGGGACAAGTCGGGAATCTCCTTCCAGGTCGGGACGTGGCGCGCGGTCTACGAGGCTCTGAAGCCGGGCGCCCACCTGCTCGCCTTCGGCGGGACGCGGACTGTGCACCGCATCGCCTGCGCGATTGAGGACGCGGGATTTGAAATCCGCGATCAAATCCAGTGGCTCTACGGCTCGGGCTTCCCGAAGTCCCTGGACGTGTCGACGGCGATTGATAAGGCGGCGGGGGCGGAGAGAGAGACGCTCGGGCCGCGCACCTACGCAGACGGCACGGTGGGCCACTGGGGAGTGGGCTCGACCTACGCCGACGATACTCACACGAGCAGTCTGAAAGCCGCGCGCGCCACAAAGCTTGATACAGCCCCCGCAACGCCAGAGGCCGAGGCTTGGCAAGGCTGGGGTACGGCCTTAAAGCCCGCGAACGAGCCGATAATCGTCGCCCGCAAGCCCCTCTCGGAATCCACTGTCGCCGCCAACGTCCTCAGGTACGGGACGGGCGCAATCAACGTGGACGGGTGCCGGATTCGGATTGAGGACGGCGACGACATATACGCGAAGAATCCCCACACCGTAAATCAAGCGAGTAACGAAATCTACGGGGCGTTCAAAGCGGGAAGCGAGTACCGCGTCCCGTCCGGCCGCTGGCCGAGTAACGTCATCCTCGGCTGCGCCTGTGAAGTCGAGCACGGCGAGGGGTGCGCCGTCCGGCTGCTCGACGAGCAGAGTGGTCACCTGCACGGCGCAGGGTACGCGCAAGGCCCGCAAGAGAAGTGGGCCTACGACCTGTCCGAAACTAATACCTACGGCGACGGGTTCGTCCGTGCGGCAGGGGCGCGTTTCGGCGACTCGGGCGGCGCCTCCCGCTTCTTCTACTGCGCCAAAGCCAGCAAAGAAGAGAGGCGCGGCGGCAACCACCCGACCGTTAAACCCGTGGCCCTCATGCGGCACCTCGTTCGTCTCGTCACCCCGCCGGGCGGTCGCGTCTTAGACCCGTTCGCGGGCACGTTCAAGACGGGAGAGGCGTGCGTCTTCGAGGGCTTCGACTTCGTCGGCATAGACCTGGACGAGGCGAACTGTGAGACGGGGAGGCTGCGGCTCTCGCGGGCGAGCGGCAAGCCGGCGGAGCTGCCGAGGCCAAAGAGGCGGGAGAAAGAGACGCCGCTTTTCCCGGGCGCCGAATGAGTACGCCAGTGAACCCTCCGCGCCCTTGAAGGGCGTGGCTTCTAGTGCGAGGTAACAACGATGCCTCATTGTAAGCGGCACGATATTCGGCGCGGGTTCGGCTTGTGTATTTACTGCGGCGACGAACTCAAGACGGCGATTTACTGCGAACGGTGCGCGAGAAAGTCACAGGCACACTCTGAAAAGAGTCACAGGCGGACAATGCGCCGCGGCCTCTGCCGCCTGTGTCGGAACCCGCGTGGTAAACACGGAACCAAAAGTTATTGCCGTCCCTGCGCGAACAAACGCGCGGAGTACACGCGAGAGTGGCGGGCGCAGCGCGCAGCAAAACACCTCTGCCCCACATGTGGTACAGAGACGAAACGATTCAAGTATTGCTTCAACTGTCGGTCGCGGAGGTCGGAAGTGTTCACGGAGGGCGCTTCCTCACCCGGCATAAATGCTGGGGTCTCCGCGCCGGTAGCGGAGGGTTTGGGATGAAGGAAAGGAGACCTAATGTCTGAACCACTTATCGCCTACCACGGCGACGCCGCCATCAAGAGGAAGTACCTGCGCCGCGTCCGCGCGCACTGCAAGGCCGACGAACTGGTCAAGGGCACCTACTGGCAGAACGGCAAAGGCTGCGCGGTGGGCTGCACGATCCACAGCAGCAACCACGCTCAGTACGAGGTTGCGCTGGGCATCCCGCGGCAGCTCGCTTACCTAGAAGACCGGCTCTTCGAGAATCTGCCGAACGGCAAGGCGCAGGCTTGGCCGGAGGCATTCCTGGAGGCGATCCCGGTCGGCGCTGACCTGCTCGTTGCCTTCCACCAGTTCATCGTGTGGCTGTTGGTTGACGCCGAGGAGGGTGTCATAAAGTTCGCGCGAACGGAGCGGACGCGCGAGGCGATCCGGGCGGTCGCGGCCTTGTACGAGCGGCTGTTGGCTGGTGGAGAGGTTTCGCGGGAAGAGTGGCGGAACGCTGCCTCCGCTGCCTACGCTGCCTACGCTGCCTACGCTGCCTACGCTGCCTCCGCTGCCTACGCTGCCGACGCTGCCTACGCTGCCTCCGCTGCCTACGCGTCGTCGCGTGAGGCAGCCTACATCCGGCAGAGCGAGAAGCTCCTTGAACTCCTCAAGCTCGCTCCGGCCGCGTCGTCCGCTCCGGCAGCGTCGGCAGCGTAG